GTTCCGTGCATTCAAAGAGACTTCATTTGAAACTCTGAAGGTGGTATTCCTCGGGCTTGATCCTTATATCAATAAGGGTCAGGCTCTCGGAAGATCATTCGGAATAGATATGAACAAGACGAATGGTAAAATACCACCGTCATTGAGAGTTATACATAAAGAACTTGAGAGCGATCTTGATTGTCTCAGTATCAATTTTGATTACACATTGGAAGGGTGGGCAAACCAGGGAGTGCTGATGTTGAATACAGCTCTCACAGTAGAGCATAAAGCAACAGGTTCGCATCTTCATCATTGGGATCCATTCTTAAAAGGTGTTATCGATGCTGTAAACGCAAAAGATGACAGGGTGATATTCATCCTATTGGGTAAGAAGGCTCAAGGGTACAGACAATTTCTGAATCCTGATGCGACATTCACCATTGAAGCACCTCATCCTGCTGCGGAAGCCTATGCAGGCGGTAAAGCAGGGTTCTACGGTAGTAGAATATTCAGTAAATGCAACTCCATGTTGTATATGCTGACCAAAGAAGAGATCGATTGGAACATTAAAGATAAAGAATCATGAAAAGAGAATATTTTGAATGGTTCATATACCTGTTCTTCGGTCATAAATATGTAGTTGTATACAGTAGATGGTGGGACGGAAGAATCCGAACCACATCTGATGAATGTAAATATTGTAGTAAAACCAAGAAACCATGACAAGAGAACAAGCAGAAGCAAGAGCGTTGGAGTTGTTTCCTGATCCAAAGATTATAGGAAAGGGTTTTACAAATGAACAACGAAGAAAAGCCTACCTCAAATGTTGGGAGGATATGCAAGAAGTCAACACCTACACGATTGAGGATATTGAAAGATGCGTGGAGAATTGGGGAATATGCAAAGTTGAGAAAGAATATATTAAGAAATTCTTAAACAAGAAAGAGGATAAAATGTTGATAATTGATGAAGAAGCCAACCAAGACAAGGACTGGAAACGTGTCGGAGAGTTAGCAAATGAGATAACTAAAATTGTAAGAAATGAACCTAACTAAAAAGGCGCAAGCTAAATTTGAGAAGTGGTATGAAAAACACCCAATAAGAATCCAATCAGATATGAATGGATTACTTGCTACGGTAGTGACATTTGAACGACTTAACCCAATGTTCCAATGGGGAGTACTTCAACTGTTCGCTGATAGTGAGGGGGTTGAATTAGAAGTCGATAGATTTTGGGATTTTGTAGATGAACAATACAAAGGGTATTCTCATTACGTTCAATGGTATTCAGTAAAAGACCCTGATGCTGAATATATCTTAGCAGAAACCCGACCCGAAGCATGGAAAGCAGCAGTTAAAAAGTTGGACGAAATAATAAACGAGCAATGACAATACTTGGATATATAGGAATAACAATGATGCTATTAGCAGTAGCATCAATGTGTAATAAAACTAAAAAGCGGAAATAGATATGATAATAGCAGCAGTAAGAAATGATGACTCCATAATAGGAGTAATAGGAGTTTCCGACCATGGGTCCTTATTAAGAACATTGACCGATGCGATATCTTCTTCGTTTTCATGTGATGAGATTCACTTTAACATGAAAGCAGAGACGATGTGGGAAAATTTGAGAGGAACAAGAAGACTTGAACTGAATATAGACATTGTCCATTCGGATGATACTACAGAATCAGTGAACATTCTTGTTACATTGACAAAATTCTACTTAGAGCAGGAAACGCTTGATAAGAAGGTAGAAAAAACAGATCAATAATTGACCAAATGGAAGACGTAATATGTGTAGAGAGAGATGAACTGACTTATTTCAAAGGGGATGAGTTAGCCGCATCAGCGTGGAGAGAGAAATACGCAAAAGAGAATGAGAGCAATCCTGACGACATGCACAGACGCATGGCAGAAGAGTTTGCAAGAATTGAAAAGAAGTATATCAAAGAGGAATATGATAGATTCGGCAACTTTACAAAAGTGATGGATCTTAGTAAATATGGTCGAACACGTAAGGAGTTGAGTTATAAGGCGATCTTTAGATTATTTGAAGGCTTCAGATACATCTGTCCTCAGGGTAGTATAATGTCAATGCTCGGGTCTGAGAAGATCGCATCATTGTCAAATTGCCTTGTTGTAGGACAGCCTCACGATAGTTACGGAGGAATACTACAGAAGGATCAGGAATTAGCACAGCTTATGAAGCGTAGATGCGGTGTAGGAATAGACATTTCAACACTTCGTCCTGAAGGTACGACGGTTACAAATGCTGCAGGGTCTTCAACAGGAGCAGTCAGCTTTATGCATCGGTTCTCAAATACTACTCGTGAAGTAGCTCAGAACGGAAGAAGAGGGGCATTGATGATAACCATTGATGTACGTCATCCTGATGTGTTTGATTTTGTCAATATTAAGAAGGATCTCACTAAGGTTACAGGTGCTAACATCTCTGTAATGTTGAGAGATGACTTTATGGAAGCTGTCAAGAATGATGAGGATTATATTCTCAGATTTCCCTGTGATGTACCTATGCATATTGATTCAGGATGTGCTCCTGAAATAATGCCTTATGATCAATTATGCGATGGGGCATTAGGTAAATATAAACGCATCAAAGCAAAAGAGTTATATGACTCTATTGTAGAGAATGCGCATGAGAATGCAGAGCCTGGACAGATGTTCATTGATAGACATCACAATTACAGTCCTGATGGAGTATATGAGCAATATCGTGGTGTGACTACGAATCCTTGCGGAGAGATCTTCATGCAGGAGTATGATGCATGTAGACTGATGGCAATTAACCTGCTTTCCTTTGTTGACAATCCTTATACGAATGAGGCAAGTGTCGATTGGGTAAAGCTATATGAAATGAGCTATGAACAACAGAGACTTGCTGATGATCTGGTTGATCTTGAATTGGAGCATATTTCGCGGATACTTGCGAAGGTTCATTCAGACGATCAACCTGAAAGTGTTAAAGCGGCTGAGATCGCTCTTTGGGAAAATGTGTATGATACTGCTTCTGCGGGTCGTCGCACGGGTTGCGGTATTACTGCTCTGGGTGACATGCTTGCTGCCTTGGATATTAAGTACGATAGTTCAGCAGCTATTGACTTTGTTGAGAAGATATTCAAAACAAAGATGGAGGGGGAACTCGATTGCTCAATCGATCTATCTATCCTTCGTGGTAGTTTCAAAGGATGGGACGCAGAAGTAGAGTTTAACGATTGTACTGATGGTATGTTTACAGGTAAGAATGAGTTCTACGATCTCATAGCTCAAACGTATCCTGAAATAGCACATAGAATGTGTGATCACGGACGTAGGAACGTCTCATGGAGCACTTCTGCTCCTACAGGGACACTTAGCTTGCTTTGTCAGACATCTTCAGGTATAGAGCCTGTATTCGCTCTTTATTATATGAGGAGAAAGAAGTCAAATGTAGGTGACCGTGTTGATTTCACTGATGAGAACGGAGATGAGTGGACAGAATATCCTGTTCTACATCCTCAGTTTAAAGAGTGGATAAACAAACAAGGTTATTTATTATTTGATAATTGGGAAGAACTTCAAATAATCGGTATTAAAGAAGACGATTATAAATTCTTATTTGAAAATTCACCGTGGTACGGATCATGCGCTCCTGACATTGATTGGAAGAAACGTGTGGAGTTACAGGCTGTAATACAGAAGTACACGTCACATTCTATTAGTTCAACTATAAATTTACCAGAAAATGTATCAAAAGAAACGGTTGGAGAGATCTACCAATATGCGCACGAGAAGGGACTTAAAGGAGTCACCGTATACCGTGAAGGGAGTCGATCGGGAGTCCTTATTAGAGATGCGGAAAAGAAGGGTGATGAGTTTAAACACAATGATGCTCCGAAAAGACCGATATGCCTTCCGTGTGAAATCCACAATACTGTCTCTAAGAGCGTTAAATGGAATGTGTTTGTTGGATTATACGATGGGCAACCTTATGAGGTCTTTGCTATACCGTATGAAACTGCTCGCACGGTTGGACAGATCTGTAAACGGAAGCGTGGAGTATATGATGTGCTTGACGAAGACGGAAAGGTTGTACTTGAACATATCTCTTCTAAGATACATACGGAGACGGAGGCTGTTCTGACACGATTGTTAAGTGCATCTCTAAGACACGGGGCTGATATCACGTTCTTAGTTGAACAGTTGAATAAGACCCATGGAGATGTTACTTCATTCAGTAAAGCTGTAGCGCGTACGTTGAAGAAGTATATAAATGAGGAAAAAACAGCAGCAAGAGCAACTTGCTCAGAGTGCGGTAGTGATTCTATCGTATTTGAAGAAGGCTGTATGTCATGTAAAAATTGTGGCAGCAGCAAGTGCGGGTAATACAGTCCTGTCTGAAATGCATGCATAAAACAGGTGATTGAATAGATACCTAAGGTCAAAGTCTGCCACCAAGTGTTAAATTCGCGGTAACGTTGCAGAGACCGATGAAGCCTTAGACCTATTCATGAAAATTAAAACGAAATGAAAGATTATGTAGAATATATAGGAGGGGCTCCTATGACAATAAGGGATCAGATATATCCTAATGTAGGAATATGTATCACGAGAATGCCTAATGACGAACCTCTTATTGAGTTTTGGACAAATGTCCGTAAGAAGGGAGAAGATGGAGTGATATACTTATGTAAAGTATACATGAGTCATTGTGCTCCTTGGTCAACCGAGCTTACAACAAAAGAGATGCTTAGAGTTCAAACGCAGTTTCATGCAGAGGTCTATAATGTCATCATGTTGCTGAAGCCCAGTGACAGTATTAAAAGGTATGATGGGAACTCTATATTCAATGCTGATCTTGATCAATTGGATGAGATAGCAAGATTGCGTAAATTAAACGGTACAAAATGAAAGATAGACATTGTCATTGTGGTAATAAGAAACCTATGAAGCAGTTCCTTATTAATAAGATACATCAGTGTACCGAGTGTAAATTCTGGATGAGAGAAGAACAATTTCAGGTATGTGATGAGATAGACACTCTACTTCCGAGTGAGGCTGAGAAAGCCATATGGTTCAGTAAGACCAAAGAAGAAGCTCGTGATGAGATAATTGTCGGAAAAGGGATAAAGCAACAGATGGAGGATAAGAATGCTCCATGGTTCAGCTATGAAGACTATATGTATGAGCAGGCATCTAAGGAAATAGCTCATCGATGGAGAGAGATGTCACAGGAAGAACGTGATCAATGGCAAGAGAAGACCATGAAGGATATACTTGAAAATCTTTCAAAGGATCCTTTGCGAGGTTTTCAATAGACATGAAGTAAGGGGGCGTTTTGCCCCTTTTTTACATCATTAGTATGCCGATATGAAATACTTCAATCTCATTTCTGGAGTGAAGATGTCGTTAACGTTGTCAACTACGGGAATAGCCTTTTGAACAGCTACTCCTATCTTATATCTTCCTTTGTTGATACCTGTCTTGTACGTAGGAAATATGTCTTCACCTGTCAAAGGTCCTGCTACAGGACGGACAGATCCCGCAATTCTCATGATACCGTCTATCTGATTTACAGCAGCAGCAGGTGACTTGATGATCTTCAAGGTCTCACTTGTACCTAATACAGGAATGAATACTCCAAATTCTGTAGCAAGACGATTGACCTGATAAGCAAGCATGTTAAGAGACCAGTTGTCGTCGTCATCTCCTGCAAGGGACGCAAGTATTGCTCCTGCTGAGGAAAGTACCAGATAAGAAGAGAACTCTACAAGATTCCTTCTCATATTCGCCTTCTGCATGGAGGAGAGTTTATCCCATTGTCCCTGAGTGACACTGGCGAAAGTGTACTGATCACTTCGTAGTTCTTTGTACATCATTGTCATAAAGTGAGCAAAGGTTCTATACATCCCTTCAAACTCGCTTTCAATGCTGTAATCATAATAATGATCATCAAAACGTCTGTTGAACCATGGTATCATCCACTTACGGAATAATATGACAAGGCGTCCTGCAGCATACTGTTGCATTGCTGAACGGTCATTCACGTTATAGATACCATGCAGCCTCTGATTAATACCTTTGATACGAAGTCTCATTGCAATAATGTCCTCCTTAGTGACAGGTCTTCCATCAGGATGCGTAATGCCCTTCGATAGAACAAGTCTATTATCCTTCACTTCAAATGCTTCATAAAAAGGAATTGTATCACCATTGGCATCTTTCACTTTCATGCGATGCATAAGGGCTATTCCCAATCTTACCTGCATATGATGTTCACCAATATGATTGACAAAGAACAATGTTGAAGTATTGAACATACGACTGAATCTTGCTCGGTCAGTATTCACTTCTCTCATTCTGTTCTCATGATCCTGAAGAATATCAAAACGTTCAACAAATAACCTGAGCCTATTACTGGAAGTAAGGTTTCCTACGTCTCCCAACAGTCCTGATATACCATCCTGATGCGACCCCCAATACTTCTTTTCAGCATATTTGAGATCATCATGATCCACAAATTCTTTAGCGAATGATTCCTGAAACATCAGAAGGTTACCTAACATGACGTTATTTATACCTGAATAGATATTCAAAGCAAGTGAGTTGAGAGATGAGTACCTGTTAATTGCGTCTACCACTTTTGCTTTATCCAAGCTTGTACCTGCTATTTTTCCTTCATCTTTCTTTTGACGTCCGTAAAAGGTCATCTCCACATATTTCATATATCGTGCATATGCTTCTCCTCCTTTACCTACCTTCTCATCTCTTCCGAATGTTCCTCCCCCTTTACGACCTGTCCCTATAGTTCGTTCTCTTAGAACGTCTCCTGATATTTCCACAAGATCCTGTATCTGCGAAAGATTACGGTGCCTATTGGCAGTTTCAGCAAGAAGTATCATTCCTGCACTGAAATCCAGGGACATGTCATTGACATCCTCTATAGGTTTGAAGTTGAAGATAGGGATCTTCATGATCTCCTTATCATTCTCATCAAGTGTAACGTTCCCACGGTCATATTCATCTTCTGTTATAGTGAGCGTATCACTGGCAAACTTACTGAGTACTCTCTTTGGGTCATTTTTTAATCTCTCAATAGAATCCTTTCGGAATTGAGGAGCTATGGTGGAATTTCTATACTCGTCAGACATATGATGAAGAAGTTTCTTACGTTTTGTCATGACACCTTCGTAATATGCCTTCATTGCAGGGTTCTCCATTATCCTGTCATACTGCTTATTACCATATAATGCCTCTTTCGGAACTGCAAATTCTCTTCTGAAACTGATACCGTCATGTATTTCCACATAACGCTCATTGTACCAATCTACCCATGCTATATAAGCAGCACGTTCCCGCCTTGCAAGAGTAGGATTGTTAGCATGGATCTCTCTTATCCATGTCTTAGGATGCTTCTTTCGCATATGCTCAACAAACTCTATATCCTTGTCGAATGTTATGAATGACTTTCGGATATCCCTAAGTTTCCTCTCTCCTATTTTTGCCCAATCAGGATTAGGATCAGTATTCTCCTCGAACCATTCTTTTATCTCAAGATTGTAATCCGCAAACTTGTTAGGGTCAGAAGATGCCATATTACTGAGCTTCTTTTCTCTGGATGCCCAGACCTTCGGATCGTCTCCTTTTACAGGCAGTCCATATTTCTTATTCAGATCATCGAAAAACTTGTTCTTCGCCTTATCATACTTGTACATGTTATACCTTGTAACGAAGTTGCGAGTGTATTGACCATCATGTACCTCATACATGAAGTCTGTATTGGAAATACCTGCTGATAATAACTTTTCATGATGATCAATTATATCACGGGAATCATCGTAAGTGTCAAGTTGAGCATCTTCAATGGTCTGCTTCACAAGTCTGTCCATGACCATGAGTACATCATCTTTAGAATTTGCCATTGAGTCCATGTGACGATTCTTAGCATTCAGGTCAGAGAACGTTATACTCAATGACTCAAGATATTCTTCCATGTTCTTTTCTACCAACTTATCCTGATCAGGATGCCCTGTGTGACGTCTTACAAAATAAGGTCTCGCAGAAGCTGCCATAAGATTTTTGGAATAATCCATGTAATCTTCTTCCATAACGTTGATGCCGTCATTGATCTCATGAATAGCATGTTTCAAAGTCTCCAGAGCAGGCAGAAGCTTCTTTGCTCCATTGGGATCGATAGGATCATTCTCTACACGATTCATGTATGGTATGATATGCTGAGAAAGAGAATTGACAATAGGTTTGAATACGCTAATGTATTGGCTCATTTCACGAACAAGTGTTGCCATATCATTAAGATTATCATCATAGACACCTGTAGAGAATTTCTCTCTTAGCTCAGGAATCCGTGATAACACCTGTTGTGCTTGACTTTCGGCATGTGCCAGGAAGTTCACAATTCCCATTGTGGTAGCAGCAGGATGTTCAGCAATACTATCCTCAGTACCGTTAAAATAATGCTTTGCAAGCATTTTACGTACCTTTTCTTCTTTCTCAACGAAGCCTGATTTACCTCGTCTGTCATTGTAAAGGTTGATCTTTCTTTTGATCACAGTGATCGCTTCATGAAGTTCTTCTCTGAGGTTATTCAATACCGCAGAATGCTCGAACATTGAAGGATCGATAGTAAAGAAGTGGTCAGTAGCTACCTTCTTCTGATTGTCAAAGGTCTTTTGAAGCATCCGTGAATCAGATATTGCAGCTTCCGAGATAGAATCAAGTGTAGCACGTATCTTACGTCCTTTCGCTCTATCAGATGAGCTGAACATTGCAACGAAACGAGCCCAGATACGTCTGAGTTTGCGTAACCACTTGGGAGAAGTGTCCTGTACAGCATTGATAAGGCTGTCAGACATCATCTTACCTAAGATCTCCAAGCGTACCTTGCTCTCATTGTTGTCATACTCCTTCATATACTTCTGAAAGTCTCTTTTCCACTCCTCGGTGGTATGTATATTGGCAAGAGCGTCCTTTACAATAGGGTCACCCTGTAAGGCAAATAGAATGAAGTGAGCTGTCTCCTCAGGAAGAGTATGTAGGTCTGCACTACCTTCTTTTACTGCAATTGATTTCCTGAACATATCAGCTACAGCTACAGCATTGAGGGTCTTTTTGAATTTAGATTCATAATACGATCTGTATGCCTCAAAATCCTCAAATGCAACACCCATCTGATCAAGGATGTCCTTCATCTTAGCATCTACTTTAGGATCAGCAGGTGTATTCACAGGGTCAGAATCTTTTTGAAGGAATTCTCCTGCGTCCTTCTTACGGACATTATCAGCCTCATCATATGAAGGATATATATCACCTCCGTATTCATACTGTCCCTGTCCTATAGGTCTGACTATGGGAACATCAGGAGAGGGAGCATCATGTAATTTAAGGTACCATATCTCTCTACCTCCTTGTCCTGAGGTCTTTGCGCGATGCTTGGTAACTGCAGGATATTTCATCTTGGTATTCAACTTTGCGATACCTGTAGAAGCGGCAGCAAACCCATGTTTTGTGATATAGTATATTCCCTTATACTTCTTTATACCTACTATCTCACGGACCATGTCTTCAACAGACTTTTCCCGTTTCTGTACTTGACCTGCAAGTGCTCCATAGTAGTTCACAAGGGATCTCTTATCCTTGAATGTCTGTCCGTTATATTTATATACGCAGCTCATTAATCGAATTTAATAATATCAAAATTAGTAACTGGATTATAAAGAGAGAACTTTTTATTACCTTCCTTAGCTTCCTTTTCATATGCTCCTATCACACCTTCATAGGTCTTGTATTTACGAAGACTATTAGGTACATTCCCAGTGTTATGTGAGAATATTGCAAGTTTCCATAATTCATTGTTGGTCAGTTTAACCTCCTTATCGTTCTTTTGGATCTTTGCCAAACGTGAGTAACTGTCCAAGAGCTTCAATTGTACAGCTTTGACGGCTGTCTTAGCACCAAGATGTCCTATATCTTTAAGATTGGATTTATTGATACCATAATAATCTCTCTGCTCCTTTGAAAAGTTAGTTCTCGGTTTCGTACGACTTGGTCCTGCAGAAGCTTCTTCACCTCCGAATGCCTCACGCATATCAGCAACGGGACCAAGTAGATCACGGACCCATTTATAATACTTCAGTGTACCTCCTCCGCTTTCCTGATTGATTATCAGTACAGAAGCTCTCATGAGTTCCTGCTGATTCTTGTATGATAGATCAATTCCCTCAGCATTTGCGAGCTGTGCAGAATAATGCTTGGCATATCCCGTCATTACATTCATGTCGGTGGTCAAAAGAGCTGAATCAGAATTCTTTATACCTTCCACATTATTCATCATTGAGGTATATTGAGACATCTTGATCTCTTTAGAGAAGTCGTCATTGTTGGAAGCAGCGTGTATGATAAGACCATTCTTGTTCTTACCTGTAATGAGCTGTTCAAGAGGGGTACGTTTAATACCTCCATATTTATGCATTACAAACTTTTTACCTTGCGCATCTTCGACAATATAACCGAAATGCGAACCAGGCGTCTGATCACGAGTATCATCCCATGCCTCATTGGAAAAAGAACTTCCTGGATTATAGATGTTCACTACAGAAGTAGGAGAAAGACTCTCAAGGATCTCTCTTCGAGCAGGATCTTTAGGATCAACTGCAGTTTCCATAAGTGTATCTATCACTTTCCCACGTCGTGAACGTGCTCCCATTTTTACATCGTATGATTCCTGAAGCTTTTTCCGCTCAAACTTTCTAAGCTTTCTTCCTGTATCAGGGTGACGCTCTCCAAGGTCAAGTTCTGTCTGCACCATGAACTCTGTCTCTTCAAGGGACGTTATAGAAGGCATACGATTGTTCTCATTGAATATGGACCATACCTTTCTATACTGATCAGGCATGTGTTCCATTCGTTCCCATGCATCTCCTGTAGTAGAAGTAGGTTTGTCTATTTTGATATCATACTTATTTATCAGTTCATCACATACAAACTTGGTACACTGAGGTCCTACAGCATCTGAAGCATTTTCTGGCTTCTCTGTAAATTGTTTTCTGCCTCCTTTGATCGTACCTACCTTATTGGCACCTATTGAGAACTTAGCAGGATCAATATCGTCAGACTCTTCAAAACCCTCTACTCCTGTAAGCAGCCTATCAGGTTCAAAGTAATTTATCATGGCCTCACCTGATTCATTTGCGTTGATGACAACTTCAGGAAGATTAGTAGTCATGGATAAATATTCTCCGTCTTCGTCAAATGATTCACCTGCGACATTCTTATAATTGTTCCCATCCGCAATAGAAGTAGGTTTCCCTTGTAAAGTTCGTTTATGCAGTCTTCTCGCTTTTGCTTGGTTGTATACCTCATCCGTAGAAGCAATATCAAAATTACGTGTTTCATCAGGGGTATTGACCCATTTGTCAAAGTCAAAATCCTTAACATCCTGAATGACACCTTCTGTGGTCTTCTTGGTTTCCTTATATATATCTGAATCTTTGACAGCATTTATCATTCTGAAAAACGGATTCTTATTCTCAGGATCAGGTTGATTCTGTATTACAGAGCCATCCTGAGCAATAGAAGCAGCCTTAGGAAGTCTTGATACTTCACCATCAACACATTCATTGCATCCTGACTTTATGAGTGATTTGATATGAGCAACCTTTCCTCTTGGAATGATCACAATATCCCCATGACTGTTACGAAGAGCGATCTCTCCTCCCTGTACTTCTACTTTAGTCTGTGCCATCTTCTGTTGCTTTCTTTACTAATGTTCCTCCTACTAAGAATGGTGCTACGGCATATACAGACTTTAAAAGTTTCTTCAGGTCTTTAGCACTTCTTCGACTTACTAATTCTGTAATATCATGATGTGCTGTAGAATGCTCAGTACTTGCGGTTTCTTTTTTCAACTTCTTTATCATACCATCAGTAATCTCATCACCATGATCCCATAGACCTAACTTTTTCAGATGATTCAGCGTTCGTACACCTCTTACTTGTTGTTCTCTATCGAGATCAAGATATGCTTGAAAATCTTGTTGAGAAGGACTTCCATATGTAGGATCTTTTTTCATTGGAATACCTCTAAAAGCTTCTTCTTCTCTTAACCATGCTGATGAATGAATCATTTCATGATTTATGTCCTCTTCTAACTTTTTAAGAAGCTCAGGAGTGAGTTCGCCACCGTCATATGATAAATTAATATCACTACCTAATGAAGTACCTTCCTCCTTTAATCGTGAAGGATCAATACCTTTAGTATCTCTCCATTGCACTTTTGCATTTTTAAGTTCTTCAATCATTTCTTTCTGTAACGCCAATGCTTGCTGAGGAGTTTCGTCAGGTACAGCATTCATTCTTCGTGTTAACCATTCGTCAGAACGTAACCATTTAAGATGCGTCTTTCGTCCTTTTTCTACAATATTTTGTAATTCTACCGATGGAGTTTTTAATACAGGAAAGTCAGCTAACGGTATTTTATAAGCATTTTTCATTGAAGCATTGAATTTTTTAGTAACAAAAGCTGGATCGACATTTTTATGCAAGTGCTCCCATGTCATTCGAGGAAGTCTCGTCATTTCATATATCTCATCATCTGGAAGTTTTAATAGGTCTTCTATGTCTTTTGGAAGAACTATATCATCAAGTTTATCAAATTTACCAACTTTAGGGCGAGATTGATAAATATTAGGATCAGCCATATCAAATTCTCCACTATTGCCCTTAGCTGATTTGACAAAGTTACCAGGTCTATTATTTATTATTCTGACATTTCCTATTCCGCTATCGTCAATATCTCGTAACTTAACATTGTCAATTCCCTCTTCAACCATATATTCGCCTATCTCATCAGTTGACGTACGCCCTTTCCTCCATGTATCTGGTCCAAATCTCTTCTTTATATTCTTTGCTACGTCATTATCTAAAGGACGAGGAGCATTTAAAAGACCTTCCATATACTCTATTGCTTCTTCTCCATTAAATATCGAGTCCTCTAATTCTTTTAATGTCCACCCATTCTTATCTACTTTCTTTCCAGACGCTTTCATTTCTTCAATTGATTTTTTTCTAATATCAATCACTTCCTTTTGCCTCTTTATGTTATATATATAGTCCCTGTCTTTATAAGTACTTTTATGATTAACATCCAAATGTGCCCAATTCTGACCTCTAAGGTCAAAATCTGCAGAATTATCAGAGTTCTTCAGATAAAGCTCATTGACACCGCCCCCTTTATTATCCGCTCCTTTTATTATTTCTTTCTTGCTATGTGGAGCGTAATTACGAGCTAAATCTTTATTCTCACTTGAAAAAAGAAGTTGTCCTTTTTCTGGTCGATCAGACTTAGTTCCTCTATAAACAACATCTGCATCATCAGGAAAAGCCTTCTTGAAATTCTTACTTCTCTGCTGTACAAATTGTTCAGGACTGCCTCTAAAATCAGAACCGTCAGCATTCTTCATCCAAGTACCGTCAGCTTTTGTAGTAGCTTCTATGGTATTGTATTCTTTCATCAGAGCTTTGTTCTTAGGGATCTTCTTATTCCATTTACCCCAATTTATCTCAGATGCAAATTTCTTTGAAGCGTTGGCCTTATGAAGCAGACCACTTGCCTGAGAGAACTTACCCACCTTCATCAAATGTCTAAATTTAGCAGCAATACCAATACCTGCAAAATTAGTCAGGTCTGTAACCATATCAGCTATAAAGCCCGCATCGTTCTGTTTACCTTTTAAACCATCCGTAAAATTGTAATTAGTGCCGTCAGCGTTTTTCCAATCAGTAATACCTAATGAATTAAGTAAACCCTGCGCAGGTTTAGATACTACCCCTCCTGCACCTTCAAGAGCGTCTAATACAGTAGCATTTTCATGTTCTTCTTCTGTATATCGTTTATTCTTAGGTCCCTTTGGTACTCCTTGTGCATATGTACCTGTTCCCATACCTTCATCTATCTTATCCCAATAGGTCTTAGAGGTCTTATCCCAAGCTATACTACCTGTAATATATTCCTGTTCTTTATCAGAGAGAGATGCCATATATGCCTCAGCATCGGTATTTCTGTCATAAGGTTTGCTTTTAAGAATCTGTTTACTCACTTGTTCTTTTACATATGTATCCCGTTCAGTATTATGCATAGCTTCCAATACGTCACCTGTAGCAGGATCGCCGTCTTTAAACCAAACAGAACGTTCAAATTTTGGATATTTCTTTATAGCCTTCCTTTCTGCTGTGAGCCATTCGGGAGCTACGTCAGAAGCAATAGCCTCAGGCTGCGTCCCTCCTGAATATATAGGATCAGTATTATCTTCTATTTCATCAGAAGCAAGTACAAGACCTTCTTCTGCAGACATGGTACCCTGCTTATTGGTAAGTGATATGCCACCCTTTTTGCTTACAGCTATGTCAATACCTCCCTGTGCGTGAGATTTGCCTTTGAACTCTCTTACTACTCTCCAATCTCCTCCTGGAGTAAAACCGAACTGTCCTCCATCTGCCATGCATGGATTACCTGTCTGATCATCTACAAGTTGAGCCTTTCCTGTACTTAGAAGTCGTTGTATATTCGCTTCATCTATAGGATTGACAGTTTGTGGAGAGTCTTTCGATGCTTCCTTCTTACCGAATAGAACGTGTCTCTTTTCCGCATAGGCATATTCAGATAGGTCCATGACATATGCGCTTGCTGAATTTGTAAGTCCTCCTACAGAAGGTGCGTATTTGAGTGTCACACCATCTATCTTCTTCATTGCGTTATACAAAGCACCTATTTCATAAGGTTTATTGCGAGTAAACTGCAACATGGTACGTGTCCATCTGTCTTTGATGTTCTTCCATGATTTGAATGCCTGTTCAGTATTTGCAGCATTCTTATCCACATAACTTCTCGCTTCTTTTGCAGCCTGTCCTGATGTAGTAAAACTTTCCACATCTATACTTGGATCATTTTGCAATATCTGCTTCCATGCGTCTAACTTAAGAGGTTCTACAACACGATTGAGTTCTGCATTGAATATTTTATCATACGCTTTCTTTGACATGATCTCAACACTGCCTGTGCCGTCAAGTCTATTATATTCTCCTGACATCGGATCTATTGCATACTGCATGTTTCCCACAACAAAATAGTTGTACGGAACTATCAGTTCATCAGGACCTGCATAAATAGCAGCGGTCTGAGTATTACTTTGAAGATGTCTTGTAGCATCAAATCCTGAAAACAATAAAGGAACATGCTTTCCATTCTCCTTAATATGCTTCTTGATCAGATGATGCACCAAAGGTGTAAAATAGGTCATATACTTATCAAGATCAGCTACTTCTTCCTCAAGCATGGTATCAAGATCGATCTTCACATTCTGCTTTTTCGATTCTCCTAACTCCATCACTTCTTCAGGAGTTGCATTACTTCTATTATTGAATTGAGCATTGACAGCTTCATAAGCTGCTTCACGTGATCTGAAAGTAGAGTAAGGGATCAAAGAAGATTCCCATTGTTCTGTAGCACCTGCAAAAGGAACCATAGGCATTTTTGATATACTGTTCTTCAGTAATTTTTCTCTTTCTCCTTCAGTTGAAAGTAATTCAGGTCCACGGGTCTGAAGACCTGCATTGAGGACCTCAAGCATTGAATGAATACTCTTCATCATGGTCTCGAATGTAGAAAAGTCCATCAAGGAAAGATTCTCTTTACTCTCACGGGCAGCAAGATTCAAATTAAGTCTGAACATCTCATCCTTTCTTACTTTAAGAAGTCTGTTCAACTTGTGAGTAATTATAGGAGCCTCCATGGATAACGATGATGTCAGCGACTTCGCCTTTCGTCGTTTTTTAAAGGATATACCCATGTTCGTATCTCTCTCAGCTGTCACTGCGGTAGGGGTAGAGAATCCATGTAGATCAAGATTGTGCTTACCATAATCTCTTCTCATTCGTTTGATCGCCTCTTCTATCATTTCTGTATAGATCTGATCATCGATCTCAGCATGAGGAGTATAATCTTCAGGATTTTCACGCCTCGCCAATGCGTCGTATTCATAATTATCAAGTTCATGCTCAGTAAAAAATTCCTTAAAGCCTCCTCTATTTACGATGGTTGCCATTCGTAATTTAGCATTGAGGATCGCATTGATCTGCCCCTGTTTTGTCTCTCTTTCTTTAATGAGAATCGCATTATCTCCCATTAGATTCATATCCTCTTTAGCGCGGTCAATAGCTATTGAATAAGAACTATGCATGTCGGTAGCATCTGTTACGATCCCCTTCATATGTTCCAACATATCAGAAAACGCTCTCTCAGGTCCCAACATATCAGCAGTTATATTCTGAAGTATTGATGACCATGATATAGGAAAGTATTTTTGAGCGACCATATGTAGAATTTCAGATGTAGGTACAGGGGTGATATCCCGTTTATTACCCTCAGTTCTGATCAGATCTTTTATTACCGCAACCTGTCTGTCAACATCCGCAGTAAATGTGCTTGTCATTCTTTCAACCTGCGATTTGCTCATGTCAGCACCGTCACGCTCTCTACGTTTCATCAACAGATACTCAATGACATCACTCTGGATCTCATGTAACATCACCTTCTTATTGCCTACATTATCCTGAAAAGGAGTAAGTGATCCCCATGCGATAGGTCCTGATTTCCAATGCTTTCCTAATAAGTTATCGCTTTGGTATTCAAGTTTTGCATCATTGAATCGTATCGAGATCTTAGAATGCCTGGTTTCAGGAGTTATGTTACTGAATGCGTTACTGATCCCATAGGTACTCCACGCAGGATTGATGTCGAGCTCCGATAAGAACCCTAACTCCCAATTCGCTTGAAGATAATTATGCGCTTCATTCACAAATTCTTCTGCAGTAATGGTCTTCATATTAGGATTCTCATCCTTGATCAACTTCTGTACTTCAGTAAGGATCTCCTTCTCAGGCTTTTTCATTCCATCAACACTGATAGGTGATGACAGTGAAATAGGATTCTTCGCATACTTCTGCAATAAAGCAGGAAACACCTTTAATGTAGGTGTGACAGATTCATATTTCCCCTTCGCTTTCTCTTCTTTTGAGAGATCAACTGTCTTAACTATGTTATTTGACCCATAAGAAGCAGGATTGAGACTCCTGAGTCTCTCAACATGTTCAGGAATACGATTGGTAGTAAGCTTGAACAACTTATCAAGAGTTCTATTCATGAATTTAGACCTCTTCTTAAAGTATGTGGTCATCCATTTTTTATTATGCCTATTTGCTTCTTCTGCTCTTAATACTGCTTCTCTCTGTCTTTCTGTATATTGAGGAATGTTCTCAGTGACCCAATTTATCATCTCAGTAGATGTATGGAATACATGAATATCTGATTTACCATTCACCTGTAATTTGTAAGAATTATCATTGGTTCCTGATATTTTGGATACCTTAATAAGGTCTTGAATATTATTCAATGCATCAGAAACGTCTATAGACCCTCCCGCCTGCAAGCTGTCCCATAATGCGTCATTTTCTTCAGGTGATAATAGGTCTGAAGTGTCATTGGCAAGTATCTTGATCGCAGCAACATGCACTGGGTCAGAAGTAAATAATGACTTTGCCAATGCGACAAGCTCTCTCAACGTCTTTATGAATTTCTGATAGAAAGAAGAAGGCTTCGCACCATGTACGGTCTCAAGACGTTTTATCTCTTCTGCAATGACCTGTCCTATTGCTTCTTCTAATAGGGCATTTAGCGCAGTACTACTATTTATCATAGAGCCCACTTTAGAAAGACCTCCGTTGTAACGAGGATCTCTTTTAAGCTCCTCATATTTTGCTAAGACCTTCTCATCTATCTTAAGAGCTTTTGCTAAAGGATGTCCTGAATTAGCAATAAGAGAATACCACCAGTGAGCAGCTTCCTCAGGAAGTTTATTCCATGCTTCGGCTCTATCGCTATCAAGTATATCAACTGTTCTGTCTATGAAATTAGCTGCCGCAATAGCATCTTCCACAAGAGTACCGTCAGTGCCTGAAATACCTTCTACGAGTCTTATATCTACTCCTATGGCATCAAGGAAAGAGGTCATATTATCAAGAGTATTCAAATGAAACTCAAGCTTCTTATCATCTGTAGTATCAATGCCTGCAGGATCCTCAATTATCTGAGCAATGTTTCTATTTGAGTCCAGAAAACGTTGTGATGCTTTTCCTATCATGTCCTCATTCATACTATGTGTAGGCATTCCCTTTACTATTGCTCTATTGATCATCGTAGGGAAATGCTCCATCAAAGTGCTCATTTTATTCCAAGGACCGTTAGGACGGGGATAAGATATTTCACGAACGAGAGGCTCATGTCTTTCCATGATAGTGTCTCGATTCTCCAAGATCTTCTTGTGATCCGTACTCGTGATCTCATGTAGTGAGATTATACTCGCTATCCTAAGCTGAGTACTCAATATCATTGCGACATCATTATTGGAAAGACCAACATTGAAAGCATGTGCCGTTGTTTCAAGCTCTGATGCGTATGTGAACTTCCTTGTAAGAATATCCTTGACCCGATTGATATTATCCTTGTCTGAACTATCGTTCGGAACAGGTTTCGTATAATATTGATTGGCAATTGATACAAGAGAAGGTTTAGACATTAGAGAAGTCGCACTCAATGCATCTGGATACGCATCATTCTCCCACTGCTCCATTACATCATTGATATAAGGTATTGCCTCAGGAACATAATGTCTGAGATTGTCTATCATCATTATCTGAGCAATTGTAGTATGGTCAGATGGAGTATCTGCCAATAGATCATTACTCCCACTCAATGCGTCAGCTACCGATTCAAGAATGATACTCATTCTATCTCTCACTCTTATGACAGTATCTTCATTTATACCATCTTCCCTCGCTTCTGTCGTATAACCTCTTCTAAGAACTTTTATATGCTCATTGAACCAGTTATCGACCTGAGGCAGTCCAAGGATGTTTGTAGTGGTCAGAACAGAAAGCGCATCTTTCAGCGACTCAGGAGCGACCTTTCTGAATTCACTTAAAGGGTTGCGTACGGTACTCTCAACGAGATCAGTAACGATCTCTGTCCCATATGTACTTGCAGCTGTAGTGCCTAATATGTGCTCACCACTTGGTACAGGAACCACATTAGCAGGATTTTCTATGATCATCCTCTTCAGTTCACTTGAAGAAACCCTACTTAGAGATAGTTGCAGGTAAGGAAATTCCATTGGACCATCTAAGATCAATGCATCTACATTGGCATCTGTATATCGGGCTTTTATAGTTAACATCTTAAGCTTATTGAAACGAAAGCCGTCAATACTTCCTGGTTTCTCTTGGAATGTAGGGTTGCTCTTAGCGAATGGTTCCCTTCTTTTGCTTTCCTTATCAATAATGTAGCTGCTCTCAACATATTTTCCAGAATTGAACTTTTCAGAAATATAGTCTCTTTCTTCTTTTGAGATCTTAAAACCTGTTGATTGAAAAGTTTCAGCAAAGATCCTATCATACATTTTGTCAATGTACTTATCAACTATGTGCATAGGCGGAACCTCTTCACCATAGTGAATGAATACCTTATAGGCATTGACATCACCGAGAGATGACGATAGTGCTTCCCACTCCTTTGACGTCTTTACGGGGCATGATCTTGCAGGCATATTATAGGTCTATATTATATTCTCCATCTGAAAGGTTGTCACCACCTTCACATCGTTCCTTCCTTTCCTCAGCTTCCTGATCAGGTATGGAACTGATATCATATTCATCTGTCTGAGTTCTGTTATCTTCTGTATTATCGTTCACAAAGGCCTTGTACTTAGCATTGAACTCCTTAACGTCGTATTCGCTTTCCATATTAAGGATCTTTGCAACCATCTTACGATGAGCATCCACCCTTGCTATTACTCGGAATACATCCTTAGGTTTCTTACTACCTCCTGCCTTAGCAGATGATGCTGTCATGATCTCATTCAGTTTTGTCAACATTGCAGGAACATCCTCAGGAACTGCATTCTCCTCTCTTATTCTTTCGTTTATTTCATTTCGTAACTGCTTACGCTCACTTATGAATAATGACTCAAGAGGCATCTTTCCATCAGCATGGATCTTTGAGAGCTCGTAGAACATGTTATGAGCACCAAGGTCTGTCACTTCTACATATGTTGCAGAAGCAGGGGACTCAGGTGTCTTGAAGAAATAGTTCATGTTCTTCAACATTACTGTAGCAGTGTTGTTACCCCGTCGGACATTAGCCTGTATATAAGTTACAGGTTCATCTTGATACCTGCCTGTTTCTTCATTCTTATATTTAGGATCAAACGGATGAGGCTTTCTCATAAGAGGTTTAAGACTCTCTTCTGAATAAGTAAGTAGCATCATTCCATTATTATCAAATTGTTTATTTGAAGCTTCTGATATGTCCACATACGGTACAGTATTCAATTTCTTGTGTACATTACGGAGTATCTGCTCAATATAAGCACTGTACTCATTATAAGAGTAAGAAGAATTGAAGTTGTCATGCAGGTGCTCAGTAAGTGTCTTTCCATCATCTGTTACAAGTTCACTAAGATACGAAGGAGGGATCAGATTTGAAAATGTATTGAATCTGAAGTTATAACCTGAAGCAAAGAAAGCATATTCAGCAAGTCCGAATGCGATCTCTCTATCTGCTCTGTTTCTGGAGCTCATCATCTGCTTCCATTGTCGTTTGATCATTTCACGACCCATATCATCTAACCCTTCAATATCGAATTGTATCATTTTGAAAGGAACAGTAAGGTCGGTTTCATCAATTGCATCTACTCTAAAGTTATTAATGAACAGGGAATACGGACCTTCTTTCTGTAGGGTCTGATAATCCTGAAGAGTATCTGGGAAATTTCTCAAACGATCTTCCATGTTTGCGGGGGCGTACTCTGTAAAATCCGTAGCAAGTAAGGTCATCATCATTCTCCATAGAGTATTGATCTCAGGAGCCTGCAGTCTCTTACTTGATGAGTTCCATCTCATTATTGTGATGATGTCATCAAATGCACTGTTCGGTCCTGCATAAGGGATCTTAGCTACTTCTCCTATTATATCACTGGCTGCTTTTACTCCATATTTATAGAACACTTTCACATGGGGAAGCATTGTAGGATCACTAAGATATTCTTCAAGTCCTATCATCTTCTTACCTACGTTTTCCATTCTGACCATGTCCTCCATGAGAATCTTAGTATCAGCAACACTCGGTCCTGCTGCACGTTTGATAGAGTCGAATCTCATACCTGCCTGCACATCAGACAATATTTTAGCAGATTCCATTGCTCTACTATAGAAGGTCAATACTTTATAGCGCATATACAGATCGTTAACGGTCATGTCCTTCATAGGAGTCTTTCCTAACTTGATCTGATCAAAGAGTGTCCCTGTTATCTTAGTGTTCACAGGATCGGTCTTATATGCCAACAGGTCTTCTTTCGTAGCATTGAACGTAAGATCTGAAAGTCTCTTGTTCTTTATCTGATCATAAAGGTCGTCCATTGCTGAATTTCCAAAGTTGTCCATGATAGCATCTCTGGTCTCAGCAATAGAGGACTTCAAAAGCTCCTTGAGAATATGCTCTCCCTTCTTTTGAGAAGCATTGTATTTTTTGAATACGTCCTTGATAACAGGTTGAATGAATACAGCCATGGATGCTATCGGATCATGAAGAGTACGTATCATCGTATCAAGTATGTTAGCATTGGTCACATTCAGATTAAGTGTTCCTGCCAAAGGAAACTTAGCGTTATCAACAGACTGCGCAAGGTTCTCAGATATACCTGATAGAGCTCTTATTGTCTTACCGTTACTATCAACACGTTCTGCTTTATTCAAGGAAGCCCCTGTATGTCCATTGAATACGATAGGGGTATCAAATTCAAAATCTGTGAACAGTGTAAGTGTATGATTGGAGTTATGACTCGCATGAATACCTACAAGGTCAAGACCTGTCATATTTCTATCAAATACCTCGCGGGAAGTTGAAAGAAGCATTGGATTAAGAGAATATACCTCATCAGATGATGTAGTATCCGTAAAGTCTGCCATCGCTTTCAACGTATTGAAGTTACCTGGAGACAATTGCTTTGCTGCAGTTGATCTGTGAGACAATATCGCCCACATGATATCGATCAGATAGTTGTCACGTGACTTCTTGGTATCAAATGATGAAGGCACCTTGACAAGCTCTGAATGAAGTCGCCATTCGTCACGTTTTTCATCCCATACGTAATTACGTCTATTGGCAAAGTTAGCTCTTGCAAGACCGTCATCGTAGTCTTCAAAGTCTTTGAACATCACTTTTTTACCCTTACGAGTGGTCTGTTCAGTACTGATAAATGTCTGAAACTCTGCTTCAGCACCTGATACTACTTCTCCATGTTGATTGGTGATATTGTATAGCATCCCATAGACCTTATCGATGTCAAAGTCAAGTCCTGCTATGGTAGTAACCTCATCAGGCATGATTATCTGACCTGCTACCCATGACGGTAAGTACTCTATGACCTTAACATGGAACATTGAATAGTAATCCTCAGTAGGTATACGGGCGAATATTCCCATTGTAGCTGCTTCACGAGCACTTTCAGGAAGATATTCAGGCTTTATGATGCCATCCTTATCTGCATACTTCTGCATCCATCGTGCTGAAGCAGGCATAATGACCTCAAAATACTTTATGCTTCTATAAGAAGGTGAGTTGGGATCATTATCAAACTTAATTCTTGGTTTACGCTTACCTGACCATCCATAGGAAGGAGCGTTATAAAGAGCTGCACCATTGATCTTCTGTCCAGTAACGTTGTTCTTGAAGAAGGAGTTCATGATCTGCTCAACACGTGATACTATGACGGGATGCCAAAGAGGAAGTACCGTATCAGTACGATTCTCATCTGCCCAATCAAGAGCTTCCATCATGCTGTCACCGAGTTTACGGTCAAGTACTTCTGAACGCAATGTATTCAACGTTTTGGTGAGATCAGGATTTCCGTTCTCATCTCTGAACATCTTAACGAGCTCATCATAGGATTCTTCGACATTCTTTGTGATGAGGGTATTATATATCTCAAATATCTCAGCACCTGTCATTTCTGTGCCGTCCACATCATATTTGGTATCAACATCATTGACATCGATATTCTCCATCATCAGTTTTCGTACCTGAACTCCGAAACGTACCTCTGCATCAAGGTGTTTAGCAGGGGTCGGCTGCTGAATACCGTAATCAGCATTTCGGTACTGAATAGCGTTGTCCCCAGTGATCTCATCAAGATTCCTAACAGGATCTATCTGACCGAGCTTAACTGCAGATGTGAACATTATGACATCTGTCATACGATTCTTTCTGTCGAATGAATGACCTCCATCGCTCTTGAATGTCCACCCCATCTTTTCCAGTGCTTTCTGAATGATAGGATTACCTTTCGCCATGTCAGGAGAGACCATGAACTCAGCGTTCTTGTTCTGTACAGGATATACACGCCCTTCCTTACTGAACATGTGCTCATAGAAGAAAGGTTTCAATGGACGGAATGTGACAGCAGCATTTGAAGGAAGTTTTTCTCCCCTTATCTGCTTCTCATATATCTCATCATGAGCATCTGTCCATAGTGCTGTGCCTACATATATATCACGTAGTCTTGCTACATCTATCCATGTGGCACCATCAGTAGGATCAAGCTTACGGAATTCATTCACTACGGCATTGTCTCCGCCGTTCTCTGGAAAGATATCTTTGATCGCACCTATATGTTCACTTTCTATATCATTGGTCTCAGAAGGATCGTACATATACGACACGTTGTAAAACTCAGGCACATGCACTTTTGTTCCATCAGGCTTCTCATAATAAGCGTTGTCATCAACTGCAATGAGATCCCTTGGTGACCATAACTGTTTTATACGTTTATAAGTATCAGTAAATTCAGTAGTTCCTTGTTTTACTTTTTTTACTACCTCACTATCAGACTTAAGAGGTTTGACAGATTGGTAATATGCTGCATCAAGACCGAATGTCCAGAATAACTGAAGATTCATATACATCTGATTATAGATGTAATTGACAATGTTCGCATCGAAATGATCCATGAACCTTGTGTCAATAGTACCACTGTTATCAACAGTGATCTTTTCAACCTCTCCTGTCTCTTCGTTGGTAAATTCTGCAGAACTGAAAAGCCCTTCTTCTGCCATTCTACTATACTCACTACGAGCTGTCTTCTCAAGTTCTGCAAGTACGAATAACTTAGAAGCTCCATGTACCTTGAATGTCTTATCATTCATGAATGTGAACACCTGATATCTATGTCCCTTCTTAAGCATTTCAAGAGGAATGTCCTCAAGTCCTGCAGGAACAGGTTGTTTCATGCTGTCCTCATCGGTCAACCACTCAGAAAGAGCAGCCTGATGAGGTGCTACACGCTCGTTGAACCACTCGATACGGGCTTTCTCCTGCATTACACTTCGATACAATAGAGCCTTTGCCTGTTCATTTGTGAACTTCTCAAACTTCATGAATGCAGCTGATGGTGAATCAGCAAATACAGGCATCATGTAATGAGCATATTTGGACTTTTCATTTTCACTTGGCTGAGTATTATACCATACATTGATCTTGAATGCCTCAAGTTCAGTACGGGTCATCTCAGAATACTGTTTGTCACTATTGGCATCACCTTGTTTTGTGAATCCGTCCATTACTTTAAGATCCATGTTCTCAACTGCGGATGCTTCTTTCAATCTATTGAGAAATGGAGACTCTGCGAAGAACGGATCCTTCTGATAACGCTCAATGAATGCCATTCTATCCTTCTCAGGTTGTTTTACCAACTTTCTGAAGAACCTTGACATGAACCGTGATTGTAGGAGTCCATATGTAGAAGTGTTCTTTACTGAAAGAAATGATGGTTCAAATATTTCAGGTATTGCCTCAAGAACGAGACCTGCCATATTATTGAGAGCTTTCTTAGTTCCCAGGTCGTTAGCATTTGAGAAGAACGGATCCTTACCTACTGCTATAGCACCAAGAATGTCTCCGAGTCCTTTGGAAGATGCAGTACCTAAGAACTGCTGCATTCTATAAGCACCTTTGGGACCGATGAATATTTCCTTCACTTCGCCATAGAGAATGTCAATTCCTACGTTTTCAAGCATTGTATATACCTGATCCATGATCTCCTCACTTACAGCAGCGTTCTCATTGGAAGAAGTATCTGTCATGAGTTTAGAGGTTAATTTATCAATCGTTTCCAGATCAACATTAATATCGCCTCCGTACACTATCTCAGCTTTAGAGACATCATATCGGTCAGAATTTCTTACTGACTGAGCCCATCCTTTGACAAGATTCTTAACTCCTTTTGTTCTATTGGAATCAAATATGGATACATGACCATTTCTTTTCATATTTACACCCAAGAACAGTGTATTCTCACGCTGTCCGAAGTTCTTCCAGAATTCACTTACAAGGTCTCCATTCTTAGTGAGAGTATTGTAGATGTCATTATATCGTAGATTGACAGCAATGAGAGAATCAAGTTTTCCCATCATATCATCTACACCACGGGAACCTGCTAATCCTCTTGCAAGCTTGTTGTATATTATAGCAGGATCTTCAAATATTGGGAATCCTGCGGGGTCTTCACGGGTACTGCGTATCTTGGCAAATAATGCCTTAGCCTTGTTTCCGAATTTCTCTTTGGCACTATCGAATTTATCCTTTACCTGCCAGTTCTCAAAGTCAAGATCATCATCTTCATGTTCATCGGTCTCACGTTCCGTAATAGATTCTGAGATATGATTGAAGTCGATCCCCTGTAACCATAATCTATTGACAGCACGGTTGAACATCACAGTAAGAGTGAATGTACCGTCCTTCTTATCTATGGTAGCAAAGGTCTGAAGTAGTCGAGTAAGGTAGCTCAACTGATCCTTATCAAGGTCTTTGGAGTCTTTTGCGTATTTGTACAGAGATAGGAATACCCGTCCATACAGACCCTTCATCGTATATTTCTGATTCCCCGTCTTTCTTCCTTCACGAAGCATCTTTATGACAACATCTGAATCAGATGCATTACTTGGCATTCCCAGTTCTTTACGTACTTTAGGAATACCGAGTAGAACAACGTGAGAGTTGATAGTACCGATACCGAGTTCATATTCTCTCGGATCGAGCTTACTGTCAGCATTACTCAGTCGTGAACGGAATCGTGTGACATTACGCTTGACATATTCAGAAGGCGTCTTGAACTTAGCATACAGCCCCTTATCGATACGATAGAAGTACTGATCAACAGAGCTTGGTCCGTTAATAACACCTCTACGTTCCAATACGATCTGCATAAGATTCAGGATACGTTTGAAAAAATCAAGGATCTTAGCAGGGAGAGTATTAGCAGTGATAACTCCGAAACGATAGTCCATGAACTTATCTGCCCAATACTCTTCAATATTGATAGCACCGTCAGCAAACTCGCTTCCCATGCTGAGAATATGAGCTCGTTCCTTTGGAGTAAGCATTGTATTGAATACAGCGTGGAAAGCCTCATGATAGAGAGTTCCCTTCTGTGCTGATCGAGCTACATAGATGATACCTCGTTGAAACAGTCCCCATGCTTCAGGTCCTGTCTTACCATATATCTCACGGAGATCTTCAAGTACAGAAAGAGGCATGTCAGGATAATTCTGTTCAAGCCATGCTTTCTCCTCTTCTTCGTTCCATTGTTCTGTGACCTCTCCTGTTACAACACGCTTACGAGTCTGATCATCTTTGAGTGTACCAATATCATCGTCAGCAGTGAGATCGAGAGAGAACCATTCATCATCTTTCGATGTTACAGGAGGAGCCTCAGGATCAGGTACATCAGTAAGTTCCTGTTTTACCGCATCCTGCGTGGTCTCTTCATCATATACAACCTCTACATCAGGTAATGCCTCTGGAGCATTAAGCTCTATATTACCACCTACGAAAGGTCGTTCAGCAACCATCTGTATCTTAACGATACCTGCCTTGGAGATCTTCTCATTATATTTACCTGTATTTATTTTTTTAGCATCTACTCTGATGATAGCTCTTTGTAATAGCACTTTGATCTCATCGAGCGAATAAAGTTCGTCTCCGTATTCAAATTTCGCATTTACGATCTTATTACTTTCATCTAATTTTGCAGCCCCCTGTTTCCCAAGTTTGAACTTACCTGATTCTTTATCAAGTTTCAATGACCTCCATGTGAGAGTTCGGAGTTTTACATTGGCTTTTCTGACATATCCGAATGATGTAGATAGGTCAGGAGAACTTTCTATTTCCGTATTGAGCGTATCAAGTAGAGCATTGATCTTTTCCTGTACAGCAGCTACTTCTTCTACTGCAGCAGTGTACATAGTGATAGGGATGAATACTCCATCAGGTCGTCTACGCATGAATACTACTGATCCTTTCTTACCAAGAAGACCTGAACGTGCTCGTACGCGCATTCCTGTAGTAGGATCTACACCAAAGGTCTTATCTCCCTCGTTGAGTATAATATTGACTCTACTATCCTCTTCAGTGACTACGCCGAAGAATAAAGGATCATTAGGTGCAAGAGTAAGATGCGGCGCCTGAGGAGTAACTCCTTCCATATTGAGTTGACCAGAGGTCTTTCTCTTTACAGTAGTGCTCAACTCTGTCGTATATGTCGCAGCTCCCTTATTGTTGTTATGCCATTCGATATGGATCCTCCGTCTAAGAGCATTCATAGCACGTTGGTCATTATCTGTCTGAGTACCTGATGTACTTCGGAGCATTCCCAATCTTACTGTACCTTCGGTTCCTCCGATGTCCACATCAGTAACTGCTATGATGAGCATGTTGGAGAAATCAACCTTTACCTTCCTACCTGTCTTGGTAGTAGCTGTTCTTCCTGGCATCCAAGCAGCATTCGCTATCACTTGAAATCTTACTGTAGCTCCTCTGAGATCCACATCAGGATCATTGAGTAAGCGGAATTCCTCAGATGTCATGAAAGGAGTAGGTGCGCTTCCATCAGCATAAGGTATGACGTTGTTCTCATTAGGAATGAGTAGGCCATCCTTAGTATATAGAAAACGACTGCCCGTACCTTCTTTGAGTTCTTGATACTTTTCAAGCTTTCTTGCTTCATCAAGAGACATCTTGACATCTCCTTCAGTTCCCTTGAATGTTACAATACCGTTCTTCAGAGAATACATCGCATACTCATTGGTCTGAACAACCATTGAGTTATTATCATGTCCTGTGGTACGTCCATCTGCGTCTCCGTCTTCAGGATCTGTAGTATTATTCTCAGGTTCTCCTTCTCCTGGAAAAACAACATCTTCTGGGGTAGTAGGTGCTTCCTGTGCTTTTGTATCAGCTTTTTCTGCCTCAGCGATCTCATCTTTGAAGAGCTCGTCTACAGCTTTCTTGAACTTAGGGTCACTACCGTAACGCTTCAAGAAGTCTTCACTATTGGTAATATTTTTTGTATCTGTCCCTACATCCTTGAGATCTTTGAGATCCTTCCATAATAATGGAGTACTCTCATGTCGTTTCTTCATGGCATCCTGATCAGTAGGAGCAGGAGCATATGCTCTACCTTCTTCAGCAAGTTTTTCAAGCTTACTGAGCATGTCCTTACCGTATTCAGGGTGTGCAATGAAATTGTCAACATCTTCAAGCTTCATATCGTGAGATATAGCCATTAATGCCATCTCCTTACGTCTGCGTATAGAGTCCTTTTTAAGTTCTTCTAAACCTTCTTTGGTCTCAGTGTACTTAAGCACTTCATCAGAGTGAGATATGTTCATAAGCGTTTGCTCATGATCGGCAACTGCTCTTTCAAACCCTCTGTCGTAAGATGTGATGGTATGACGATCCTCTCCCTTCTCATCAAGTTGCTTGTCTATATCTGCGATCTCCTTCTCAAGTTCTGCTTTTCTCGCATTAAAAACACCGAGAACCTCCTTTATACCTGGATTGTTCTTTACCTTATCTGGAGATAATGCCTTGATCTCCCTCTTTACAACCTTAAGACGATAATTGAGTTCTTTTCTCTTGGTCTGAGTAGCAGACGCTCCGTCTTTACTCACATTTGCTGCCTCAGCCTTTACGGTTCTATCAAATCCTACTAAGCTTCTATTAGCAGTACGTTTGTCCCATAATGCAGATAAACGGACACGTAATGTATCCTCATCTATAGAACTGTCAGAAGCCATTGCGTTGAACTCAGCTTCAATGAAATCCATGTCTTCCATCATCTCTGTGAACTTGGCACGTATTTCAGTAGCTTCCTCTGGAGACTTACCTTCTTTTGCAAACTCTGCGTCGTCTTTATTGTAAAGGTCTTCATAATGATCCTTAAGATCCTGAAGTTTCCCTGCTGCAGCATGTGCCCACATTGTATCCCACAGAGTTGCATCCTGTATCTTACTTGCTGTCGATAGATCTCCTGCAAGGATGGATCTCTGATTAGCAAGAGTAGCATCTGCAAGGTCTTTGACCTTATAATTCACTGCTTTACCGAAGGCATGGAATACACCTCCACCTACGCCTCCTAAGAACATGGAAGCATGCATTTCAGGACTTCTAAGGTAGTCTGCCATACGTACGGTCACTCCTTTGAGTTCCATGAAAGGTTTATCCTTTGTAGCAGCCCGTATTGATTCTTGAGATGCTACATACTGAAAACCTTCTTCAAAGGATTCAGATGCGATATTACCGACCATCTGCTTACCGAACTTAAGAGCTCCTTCTTTATATCTACCTGCTTTAAGACTTGCTGCTCCTATACCTTTTGTAAGGGTCATGTACTGAGCAACATCAATGGCATATAACCACCAGTTCTGTTTCCATACTTCGGATGCTGCCTTTCCTGCTTTCTTCTTAGCTTCCTCTACAGGAGTACCTTTAGCTCTCAATTCTTGATAAGCCTGCTCATATGTCTCATGAGCTTCCATGGTATTCTCAATGTATCGTGATGCCCCTGCAGAAACTCCTGCTTCTACTGCGGCTCCTGCTTTTTTACCATAAAGAAGCTTGTTGCCTATTTTTACTGCTTGATTCGCCTGCCTTGTCTTATTTGCAAGTCGTGTTCCTTTCCCTAAATAACGTAGTCCTTTACCTACTGCACCTGCTGCTCTACCTACTGCCATTGAAGGGAACATGATAGCAAGGGTAGAACCTATTGATTCTGCATTTGATGCCCACCATGTACCGTCAGAAGGAGCGAATCCTTCACGTGATTCCAATGTCTGTCTTACAGGAGCTGCAGCATGAATACTTTCTTTACCTGCGTTCATAAGCTCTGCAAACCAGTTCGAGAACTCTTTCTCTTCTCCTCCTTTGATCTCTACCATCTGTTCAATATCGAACAGATAACTTGCAGCTTCTGCTGATCCTAAAGTAGCTTCTGTAGCAAAATTGAGTGCAAATTTTCCAAACAGATTCCATCCTGATTGCTGTTTTGCAACGACGTCTTCTTGATCCTGCCCTACTACAAATTGAGTTTGTCTTTCGTCAGGAAACTGAGAAGGAACCTTTGGAGAACCTAAGACACGATTGGATATTCGTTCTTTACGAAGTCCTCCGCCTAATGTCGTAGGTCTGAGGTCCTGCTCTTCTATAGGGAGGTTATTTCTATCGAGACCTCCTCCCAATGTTGTGGGTCTATTTCCCATTAACCATCGAATCTATGATCCATTTCATCAGTAAAGTCAGAAGATGATGTACCGAAGCCATCTGTGAAACCCCCTACATTCACTTGCCAGTTTCCGTCTTTATCTTGCCAAACGGTCACTCCTTCGTCCTTTCCTCCTGCGGTACGACTCGCTCCTGCATTATGTGCATACGCAAGGACCATCATCTGCTGCTTTGTCGAAAGTTCGCTAAAATTGTCCATATCATTCTTAAGTTTTCTGTAATTCTTAGCAGAGTACGCATAGAACAATTCTGCTTGAAGATCGTGGTCATCTTCTAATTCATCAATTGTAGGAATAGGCTTCCCAATATCCCTTGCTGCATCTCTGATAGCATCGTTTCCTAATTGAAAATGACCTTTGTACTGCCCTTTGTAACCGCCATACATCTCATTGTCCGTACCATCTGAAGATTCTTTAGCCATGATACCTGCTGTATATTCTGCGATCATTTCATCACTGACGTCGTCATTAATGAATCCTTCTCGGAAATTTCCAAATGAAGATAATTTTGTAAATCGTGTTCTCCAATCTGTAGGAATGTCGTCTCCTTTCCTACTACGACGTTCTCCTGTAGCAGCTTCTGTTCTACGTGCCATCTCATCAGGATCTCCTGATCGGGAATAAGTAACATCCATTATATGACTCATCAACTGTCCTCTTGAAAGTCTGTCAGGATTCTCAGGAGGTCTGTTTATACCATACTTATCAGGATCTCTCAATATGTCAGATATCTCAGCAACTTTGCCATTGGGAGTATTTGTCTTCCCCCGATGGATCGCCCACGTGTTATCCATATTCTTTTTGATCACAAGATCATCCATCGCTTCAAGAACATTATCAGGCTCAAACAATGGTACAGATGTTATCATTCCTTTTCCAATGGTCTCCATTGAAGTTTGAATAGCATCCATGATATGAAGGGCTCTTACCTGATCATAGCTCATTGTACTGAATGCGGTCTCTGTAACGTCTATTTCGTATAGGTTACTCTCAACATAGAACGGATTGTCTGCAGATTCAGGTTTAGTTTTATCAAAACTTTGATTTTTCTTTTTGTATTTTCCGCTGACAAACACCTTATTATGATCTTGATCATAACGATATTCTTCTGCATGATATTGATGACCTATGAAGTAATCCGTGCCTCCATCCTGTGTAAACAATTTATGTCGGGTCATGCCGTCCTCTCCTTCTTCATTAGGAGCATTCAGTCTGACATTATTGTAATATATGCCTCCTGAACCATTTTCAGCAATATCCTTAGCGGCAGTTATCAAAGCTCTGTGAGAAGCCAACTGATCCTTTGATACCGTCTCAGTGTCCTCAGTAGAAAAGAGTGGATACATCAATGGCGCAAATTCGCTTGCTCCGAATTTAGTAGCAAGTTGCTGATCATATATGTCCATGAATTTATCATGTGCTCGTAGACCAAGAATATCTCCTGTACCTTGCCAAATACTTCTGACCTTTTTTACAACACTTGCATTAAAGTCAGCTACACTACTGAAAGACATTGTCTTCATTGCTATCTTCACCGCTCTCGGAAGATCAGACCTATCAATACGGTTATTAACCTCATCCATTGTTTCTTTATCAGCAGATGTATTAGCAACAATGGTGTTCAGATCTTTTTCAACTTCTCCCCATCTACCTGTTCCCTGATTTTTGAATTTACCATTCTCATCAAGGACAGGAACTGTTATACCTGCTTCAACAGCTTCAATGGAAGCATCGCGATAAGCAGCGGCTACCTTCTTCTGCCGAGCAAAGTGAGCTTCTCCTCGTTTACGGGCTTCCTGATTGACCTGATCAATTGTCATTGTATATGCTGTGCCGCCAGGAACAGGGATCTCAGATCGACTGTTCATCAACTCAGTAGTAAAAGATTCTATTGTCTTCTCCAGAACATCCTGTTGTTCAGCTGCTGAGAAAGCAAATATGTTGGAATGATTGACCCCATTGCGAGTAGTTTCAGGAAGTCCTGTCTTCTTGTTTATGGGTGTATCAGGTTCATCATATGGATTCATTCCTGTAAGGTCTGCTGCTGCAATTGATGGAGATGATGATCCTCCTATTTCTGAATCTGTTACTGCAGAAGGCATGATAGGTCCAGTTCTTGCTCCTCCTCCGAATAGCCCTCCGTCTCCGCCTACTCCTCCTCCTCCGCTCTTTGGAGTCTTAGGAGATGTAGATGTTTCACTGGTGTTGAGTTTTATCATCTTGGAAGCTTCAGCCATCAGTTCCTTTTTAAGATCACTATAAGTGAACTCTCTTCCCTGTATACGTTCCTGATATTGTCGCATTGCAATATGCTTCTGCAGTTCTCCGTCAGCTCCTCCTGCTTGATCAAGTCTTCCGTGTCCATATGGATCACTCGATAATTGTTCAAGGGCGGGCTTCACCTTTCTACCTATCTGTGTCAGATCAAGACTTGAATCTTTAGTTGTGACCGTTGCTATCAATTGACCTGTATCAGGATCTTCAACATATCCATGATTGGTTATAGCATCCGCTTTGATCGGATCAAGAAAGGTCTTATATGCAATAGGAGCTCCTTTTGTTGACAGCCTATTGTACATGTCACCTGTTACCATACCCCCTGCTTTTATAATAGCTTCTTTATCGGGTATTGTCCACGTGTGAGCATCAGGATTGTGAATCCCATACGCATCAGTGGTCCCGTAACCTTCTTTGAGCGTCTCAGCAAGGATAGCGTTCTTCATATTGAAATCAGACTTTACAAACTTTGCACGATTGTCATTTTCCCATCCTTGTCGCATTTTCCATATGGCATCAGTTACTCCTGAATAATCCAGTTCGCCACTACGATATCTTGATGTAATATCAGCAACCGCAGCGTCCCTATCAGCATTGACCATGCGAGCATCATCTGGAGTAGCAAGCCCTGGTTCGACATGCATCTCTGATCTTACCTTATCAAGAACACCTGTGACATTATCATCTCTATTCCTCTGATACTGCGCCATAGCGAACATCTTCTCGAAAGGAAAAGGTTCATAGGTCTGTTGCATAGCAGCAGGGTTGAACTGTGTAAATCTATTGACTCCCATGATTATTTCGTTTTACCGAATATTTTAGCGAACATCATTTTGACCATTGTGTCATTGTCGATCTTCTGACCTTCATTGAGAACAGATGATACTCCTTGTCCTATGCCTTGCATGGCAGCAAATTTATTGGTCTGATATTGTCCTTTGTTGGCAGCAGTTGCCTGCTGTGCCTGAATCTCATTACCTATGTTGTATTGAGATGCCTGATTGTCTATGCCTACATTGGCATTCTGTATCTGCTCTCTTATTCCTGATCGGGACCCTGCTTCCTGCGTAGCAAGTGCTGATAGAGCTCCAAGATCTAAACGACCCTGCTGTCTCATAGCTTCTCTTGCTGATGCATAAGAATCCCGTGCTTCACGAAGAGGTACAAGTCCACTCATGTGCTTAGGAGAATATTTAGGATAGCTCACTCTGTCGTAATCCTTACCCTCTCCGAAGAGGTAAGCAAGATTAGGTGCTATCTGTGCAAGTGCTCCTATACCTGATTGAATATATTTACCTGTGTTATCGGTCTTAGCCTTCTTAGGATCTTTAGGATCTTTAGGATCTTTAGGATCTTTAGGATCTTTAGGATCTTTAGGTCTTTTATCAGGATTGTCATAATTACCACTTACGTTCTGTTCAAAGTACAGTTGGTCTGAATCCTTTTCAGAGATCACATATGGATCATCTTCAATTGATACAGGATCTTCCTTATCCAATATTTCCATAAAAGGCCATGCGTAATCAACCTTAGGTTGAGATGGAGAACCTCCTTTTTCTGCACCTACTCCGCCAGGTCGTTCTGCATTGACCGCTTGTAAATACTCCTGTAATGCTTCTTGATCCCACTCTAACGCCTGAGGGTTGATAGGAGCAGTGTTGAAATCTGTACTCCATGGATCGTTCGGATCAGTAGGATCAGTATAGTTAACACCTCCTGGTGCAAAACTACGTGCTCCTCCGTTAGCCATATGTCTTACTCCTCCTGTACCTACACTACGTGGTACGTTTATCTTAGGTGCTACTCTGTTCTGTATACCTTTTGGTGTATTATATGAAGTTCCTGCTGCAGCACGTTCTCTACCTAATGTTGCGATCATTTCTTTATTGGCACCTCGTTCTACAAAAGCTCTTCTTTTCTTTTCTAAAGCTGCGTCTCCTACTCCGCCTATTCCTCCAAATGCTATTAAATTTAGGAAGTTTGCCCCGATCGCATCACCTGTAGATATTGCACCACTCTTATGATCAGCAGCAATATCAAAAGTTGACCCCATAGGATCAGCCATGCCTCCGAAATATGCAGCAACTTCAGCCCCCTCTTTATTATCGTCTGCACGAGCAGCATCTCTACCTGCTTCAAAACCGCTTGATATCCCTTTTCCTGCCCCGTAGAACTGACCTACGAATGGAATTGCAGAAGCAACGGCATCAACTGATGCTTCACCTGCCTGCATTCCTGCATCTTTTTGTCCCACTCCTTCTGCTGCATAAGGATCGTTTGGAGCAAGTCCACTTAATCCTTGCCCTAAAGCGCCTGCAGCCTTTGCATAACCTGCAACAGAGCTTACTGAACCTGGGTGTCCTTGAGGACTGTTATCTCCTATGCCAGTACTTGCACTACGTTCAGAGCCTGCAGGTATAGCAGGTGCTCCTGATAGGTCTTCTGTAGGAAGTTGTGTAAGATCTGCAGTAGGCATGCCTGTATAAGAAACTCGTTCGGCAGTAGGGTCTTCCATTATGTCTGGGATAGAATACCGACCGTTATATCCTCCCTGTGCATACTTTCTTCGAGCTCCTCCCTGAGCAAATGTCTCCTGTCCTCCTGCAAGCGGGTCGATACCCTCTGCAAGTAGATCTGACATTTCACTTTGGACGACCTCTTCAGCCTGCATGTAGAAACTTCTGTCTGAAACAGGATCACCTACTCTCTTTTCACGGAGTTTGTCAAGTTTCTCAAGGCGTACCTTATTAAGGGATTCCTTCCTCACAATGAACTCTGCATCGGGGGAAGACGGGAATGTGATCCCTATCTCTCCACCCTCTACATAGTCACCGTTGTATTCGATACCATTTTCAATGGCATGGGGATAACCCTCGAACTTCTTCAATCTTGAGTTTTCAGACATCGCTACAAATATAGTTTAGATTCATTCATGTATCAAGTATGATTTTCTAATTTTACTTTAGGAATACCCTAATGGAATTAATTAGATAATGTAACTTAAACTCTTTATCATCATTGTTTGTAAATTCAAACTTCTGTTTGCAGTAGTGACTGCGTATTCTATTCTTCGTTCCCTGTTCATATACGATATTATGTCTCCACTCACGTAATCTACGAATGAACTCTGTACGCTCCCCTGTCGTTTGATAAGGATTCCATACTGTCAATTTTGAGAAGGTCTCATCAGTGAGCTCTACTCCGTTGGCATCAAAGACCTCAGTGAGCCATCTCATATAATCAAATACCTTAGGGTATGACGCATGCTTATTTACCACAATGGTAACATGTGAAGTAGAGGGGTCGTTTCCGTAGAATACCCCTCTATCTCCTTTATCATGTAAGTACCCGTCTTCTCCGTTATCAGGGTCAGGTGATATTAAATGTTTATTATTATTGATATACATGGTAGGCTTGTATGATCTGAATGATGTGAACCGTTGATGTTTATCGTCATATGCGATAGTGAATGCATTAGCTTCATACTCAGGTCTTACTTCACCTGCTACATCATAATCTGTAATATCATTCGCATCATGGAATGTGATAAGGAATTCTTTATTCCTGTTATCATATGTTGCTGTGATACCTGCTCTGTACGCTCCTATAGGAAGAATACCATCATGTTGAAGTATCTGCCCTCTTGTATTCTCATATAACCATCCTTTGATCCTATCCTGAGTAAGATCTACAATTCCCTGTTGTGAATACATGTAGATGCCTCCATCCTTCTTATCAAAGAAAGTGAAAGCTTCAGCAGACTGAGCAAAGCTGAATTGATGCCAAGCACCCATTACTGTGGACAGGTAATCATATCTCGGAAGTACTCCTGATTTACCTATGACTATTCCTTTACCTTCGCTATCGTTGAGAACAGATCGATCATTTACTGATGCTACTCCTATGCCTCTTTCTTGAAAAGCAATGAGTGTATCGCTCTGATTGATCAATTGTCTGATCTCTCCAAGATCTCCACGGATATCAATATACGTCTCTCCATCAAATAATCTCCACGCATCTGTCAGTTCACCATATACTTTCGTTGCTGATGCCCAGATACGTACAGGATGTACATTCTCGTAATCAGCATTGACAGGTATAGGAAATGAACGTTGAGTATCCATCATCTGAGAATAGACATAATTATAAGCAAACCATTCTCCTTTTTGCTCCATAACAAATAGATCAGGCTCAGACGGTAAAGGATCGTTTCCCCACCAGTAACCTGACGGATTCTGTTTACCATTGAGATGATAACCTTCTCTAAGATCTGTATTGACCGAAGATTCTACAGGAAAATATACTCCTGCCATAGAACGTCTATGTCCTGTATAATTAGGTCCTCCTGATCCTACATCATCATTATCGTCTTCTACCAGATTTTTTACCATCTTAAGAGTATCAAAGATGTTCACAAACGTATCTCCTCCATAAGAATCGACCGTATAAGATGAGGCATCAGTAATCTTAATGATAGTACCTGTATTGATATATTGATTGGTAGTACGTGCAGCATGCGTCTGACCACCATATGCTCCATCGTTATCACGTACGATATTTACCATATATTTATCGGGTCGAGCAGTTCCAGTAGTTACTTGCATACCCAGAGGATCAAAGGAGAGACCTGAACCTCGTGCATTGGGCTGATATTTAACGCTAAAGCCTTCGTCAAGAGCAAGAACTGTAGTGTCAGATCCACGTGAATAACGTCCTCCCTCTACGTTATTCACACCTTTTAACGGGTGCGAAAGAGTTCCCTCAATCCACAGACTTCTATTTTCAAACTTACTACCATCTATTGTAAAATCGTCATCCCATCCGCAGCTTTGTCCTGCCCTAATTTCACGATATGGACCAAACAACGGGACTTCAAGAGGAACTCCTTGATATAATTTCCAGAATGCTCCATTTTGTACTTGCTTATTGTTTTGATCATCACTTTTGAATTTGACATTGTCATATTCAATTATGCCCTGTACAATCTTTATACGATCCCCTGGACGATGATCATAGGTTTTACCGAATAAGAAATCGGGTGACTGCAACGTAACTATTCTTTGAGTACCATTTCTTACCTGTACCTCATTAGCTTCTTGATCATACCCCACTCCGTAATCTTTCCAAGGAGTGTAAGTAGATAATTGTTGACCAAGAGAACTTGTCTCATATGCATAGTTTAACGTATGGTTCACATGATAATAACTACCATTAGTATGATCATTGCCTAAAGGAAGCATGTACGAATTATTACGAGTATCAAGCATGGTATAATGAATCATCCCCTGTGCTATAACGGACTTATCCTTATCTTCTATTTTAACACGTTTGATCCTGAACTCATCTACTTGTTCACGAATATCTGCAGGTACGTTTACTGTAAATTCAATACCGAGCGCATTGACATGCCATGTTTTAGTTCCCGTTTTAGTAGCAAGAGGAAATATCTTACCTTCATTCTCAGGAGCATCAAGCGGATGCGCCTCTTGATAATCCTCAAAGATGTCAGGCATGCGTATGTCACCTACCCATTTTGCATATCCCTCTCTACCGTCCTTTACAGGTACAAGTGAGTAACGATATGTCTCACCTCTTCTGTGACTACGGTAGATGTGATCAATATAAGGCGACTTGAAGTCAGGCCAAGAATCTCCTGTTTCATAATTTGATCCTCCTACATTTACAGATCCTGGTGTATGATGGTATATCCATCTCCACGGATAGGCATATGCGTTTGTTTCTCTATAATCAGCGGCAAGGGGCTTATCAACAAATTTATAACTTACGTTGGGACCTTCTCCTCCGAGTGTTTCACCATCTGATTGATATCTGTATATCTCCTGATCCTGATTAATAGCATCAGCATCTTCCTCGTATTCAAAAGGAAAACTCGGTAGAAGTAAAGTTGTAGTAGATACGGGATCAGGAGTATTATTGGACAGTACTAATCCGTGAGATTGCGCCACAGGAGCCAGTATAAGTGTTGGAGGAGTTGTCGAATGGTCATAAGAATCTTGAGGAGTACGTGATGCAAACCTATATGCTCTCGCATCAAAATCGATATCGAATTGATCACCGCTTGTATTTGCTGCAAATAGGATATTATCCTTTTGTGCTATGGTATAACATTTTCTGAACAGATTACTGAGTTTTGTGAACGCCACTTCAGTGATCGTAGATGCCTCCTCTGTTCCTGTGTGCTTGTAATAGATGGTTGAACTTGATGCAGGTATCTCAGCAACCTTGTCAATAAAGGTCACACCGTTCTCATCTTCCTTTCTTAGGATGATAATGTCAATATACTCGAATGAGGTATCAACATTATCGATCTTGATGATGAATGCGTTATTTGAAACTGTCTGACTTTCTGCGCCGTTATAGGTCTGATAAGAATTATTAATACTATCGTCAGTGATGAATATACTGTTCGATGTATGTGCGTAAGGAGTTACACCTCCTGCAAGAGTACGTAACGCATATGACACCTGATAATGACCTACAAGTAATGATCCTCCATCGACAACTTCCTCCAATGTAGGTTTGTCCAATTGTATGTCGAGAGATATCCCAATGGTACTCGGACTTACTGCCATCAGGTTCTCATCTGCAAAATTGATCGATTTGAGGTCGTTCAGTCTATCTGTCCAATATGAACGTGCAATACTTGGAGTTTCATGTACTGTCTCTATGCCTCCAGGATTAGCAATAGGAAACTGCTGTGTAACATTCAAAAGGTCTGAATACAGAAGTGAGATGGTAGAAGTAAGAGTGACATCATCTATTTCTAATTTATACCACGAACCTACTCCGCCTGTAGATGTATTATCATTTGTAACAAGTAGATATATGGTATTATCAGCATTGTCCCATCCTATGATCTTCTGATCGAGCTGCGCTACCTGTAGAGTATATTCGGTATAAGATGATGCTGCGCTGAACGATATGATCTCCGTAGTATATGACCACACACGCAGTCTATTACCTATACGTGCCACATTGAGATTCAACGTAGGAAAGTCATTATTCAATGAATCCTCTATCTGATCTACAAAATCATCAACATCAGTATTCGTTCCTGTAATTAATGAACCTGTTGCAATTCCTGATGATGTGACAAGTTGCGTAGATGTAGTAAATAAGGATGTAAGTGCGCTTTCAACTACCTCTATTGTAATAATGTTAGGCGTGTCAGGAACAGTGAATAGAAATTCATTCCCTTTCACGTTGGTCACTATATAGTCTGAAGCTCCCGCATTAGAATTGAGTCTAATATCGAGAGCATCTTCGTAAGTGGTATTCTCTTTAGCGGTATCTGCAATATCCTTTACAAGACCTTTGGCAAACCCGTTTGCGATCTCTTCTGCTTTCATGATCTATATCCTGTGTGATTCCGCATGACCTGTTGTTTACCAAGGTCTCTGAACCCACTATTTGATTCGTTTCTGAATGTTACAAGTCTTCTGAACTGACCTCCGATACTCTCCATCTTATCTCTGTTCGGAACAAGAGGCTTCGTCTGTGCTTTACCCATGTACCATGCGCGTTCCTGCTGAAGCAGTCTATACTTGTCTCCTCTGAGCTTATCTCTGAGAAACAGCTTATAACCTATGCGTTCTGCCACATATGCTACGACCATCTGCTTGAAGACCTCATCGTCAGGTATAAGAGGGAATCCTCTATCATCTACGGGGAATGCATGATATGCCATCTCGATCTCACCTGTATCAAAATTGGTGAAGATGTAATTATCATTCACCTTATAGGTCAGATCTGATCTACACTGAAGATCCACACAATCAGCAGCATGTCTGCTGAAATGAAAGGAATCAGTAGAATATCTCAATGGAGCTCCGTCACACATGCGTGTCTGAATGATATCTCTCAGATCACATGGGAGTTCTCCCCTGCCGTCCACTATTGTAATGAATGGATGATCAACACCGTCAGTAATGCGTTCCTTATACTGCATAGGAGTATTAGCAAGATCGATAGCGTCACCTATCCATTCTGCAATATTCACCCAATCAGTATCTACAGTGAATCCCGTATCACGGTAAACACGTTCTACTATTGTCTCTAAGCCAACATATTTTCCGTTCAACATGGTTATAGATTATCTATTGCAGCATATACAGCTTCCCTTGTTGCAAATGGTTGTTCTGAGGGAGTGTCAGATTTCTTATCAAGAGGATTGGTAGATGAGATGTATAACTTACTCTCATCAAAATACTTACCGTCCTTTTCACCGTACTTGTTGATGCGGATAACGAAACCGTTCTCAGCTTTATCAACACATACCTCTTTGGTGACACCGTTTGAGGTCTCACTCATTTTTGTTAGATCACTTTTCATAAAAATCTACTTTTCTCAATGGGTCCTTCATAGCTCTTCCGAGCTCTCGTTTCACACCTTTTACAGCATGAAAGCCGTATCCGAATATGTTCTTCACATCTGCACCTGTCTTCTTCCACTTGAAAGATGCCACGTAGCCTCCTGAATGAAGATTACGGTGATATATATACTTCACCTTTCTTGTTTCAGGTTGCTCCTTCCAAAGTTGTTGAGTAGCATGCATATCGATAGGGAGATTCAATCTTCCATTCGGCATCATCCTTACTTTGGGTTTATTTTTCAATATGATGATCGTACCTAATTTATAAGGCATCTTGAATATGAAATTATGATCGATCATCCTCTGTACTATTTTACGATTCACTTCATGCACAGCTTTATTGATCACCATACGTGGTAGATCATATCCTGTGTCCTTCTCGATAGAGTCAAGCCCTTTTCGATAAGATTGGTATAACTCCTTAGATCCTATGTCGGTCTTATTTCTGTACATTCTGAGTAGGAGGTGTATGTGTTCCATCGTTTACCGCATCATTCGGTATCATCATTTTACGCAATATCTGTTGAGTAATAGGTTCTTTCATGTATTGCCACATCCAATCTGTAAGCGGATACTCATTATCATCTGAATAACAAGGAGATCCACTGCATGTATTGAATACTGCCGCATCCGTAGGGTCAGCAGCTACCATGCGTACAGATATCTTCTGTAGAAGCATTACGGTAGGACTCTTCGATACAAGGAACAGATAGCCGTTTCTGCGGTAAGCAGTTATCATTTCACTGTTGAATTTACTATTACCGAAGAAGAGCGCCTCATTGTATCCCTTGACAGAGAAAGGCTTCTCATTCGATAAGGCAGGTCCTACACGTTCTATCGCCTCTCTATGATGCAGAGCAATAGGAGTAGGTAACTTGAGTGCCGTACGCATGATCTTACATCCTGATGTGAAATCACAGCATTCTGATACATCTGCCTGTTGTATGTCAACGCACCCAAGATCCTGTATGAGTTCCTCAGGTATAGCACGGTTCTTATTCAATTCGTTACGTACCCATACTGCACGTTGATTATGTATGAGGTCTTTGATGTAACGTCTGTCAAGAACGTCATCATCATGGATCTCAGGGCGCACTGCCTCTATTACCTGATCTGTATATTCATTAAGTGTCATGTCCGAATGTTATTCTTGATTCATAAATTCTCTCACTGTTCATATCAGTGATCTCATAATCAACTCCTGCGTTACCGCTTCCAAAGTTGTTGTGTATCCAACCAGACGCACCATACATGCTCATGTTGTTCTTATAGCGGAACCTTTTAGCATAATTGATAGCAGATTGATGTAGATCTCCTTTGACCACATGTATAAAAGGACTTCGTATCTTCTTACGGTCAATATAGTCATTGATGTATCCTTCCGTCTTATCATTCAAGTTAAGAGGCATGCCTGACCTTAGATCTCTTTCGTCCTTACCGTGTCCATAGATGTATGCGTGTTCACCGAATATGATATGATCTAAGAGCTGAGATGATACGATCACCTCGCAGTTCGCATGTCGCAATTCAAGATAGTATTTGATAGCAAGCAGTGCTCCGTAACCGAATGAACCTGTATGGTTATCATTGGAAACAAGAACGAGCTTATAGTTGTTTGCAGTATCGTTGGTGATAACTGTCTCCATTGTTTTGATCGTTACCTCAACAAAGCAATCAACCTGCTCTCTATCGTCCATGTTCTGAGGCAGTATATGACCACCACGTGTAGTTTGACCGTTCTGACCGTCTAACGGATCACCCAGGTCATACATCACGAATGTATCAAACTTACCGAACACTTCTCTTTCCTGCATTATCCTATCAACTAAAAGACCGTGGCGTTCAAAAACTGCATCACGGTCATATTTGTTCTCATACATACTATTTGTAGCTGTTCGCGCTCCAATATGCTTATCCGATGTGAACACCGACAGCATAAGATCACTCTCAGCTCTATCATGCTTCTCCTGATAAGGTTCAACCCTATCTTTAAGAAGACGCTCAAGTACAGCTTCAATGTCCTCAAACGCAATTTGATCCTCATCCCGTTCATACGAGAATCCGACCTTTCCTTCAGGTGTGATCCACTTTCTGCGGATCTTCATCCTGATCTCATCATGTTGCTCGAAGTTACCCTCTTTAATGATCTTTCGAGCTTCCTGCTGCACCGACCCTGTTTCAATAAGTGAAACGTTGATGCCAATGTTTTTCAATCGTTCTCTAAGTTGAGTAGCGGGCTTCTTAACCCAACTGTTCTTCTTTAGAACGAAATCCAACGCTTGTTGTCTATCCATTGATCAGTTATTACAAATTTAAGCATTATTTAAGAAGCAAATAAAACATAGCAGCTAATGACGCCCCTATTACAATAGGACCCCCTATCACTATGACCTTTGCAGGTAATAATTTCTTCTTAAGACCTTTTATCTCAAGGTCCTTATTATCAGTAATCTTCTGTTCTGCTGTGTACTGTTTCCTTACTTCATTGTTCTTAAGTTCCAGATCGATTATATTCAATGTCATCAACTCCTGCTGACGCTCACAATTGAATAGATCGAATATTAGTTCTGAATTGATAGCCTCTAAACTATCATTTATTGATTCAGTTCTGATACGTGAAGCATGTATCTCCCTGATGATGTCCATGCCGACAGCAGTAGTACGGAACATGATGCCGAGTTTAGGGTCATCAACAATGTCGTTGGTATATTCCCTTCCGTCTGCGGTAGTATCAGTTATTGATATCGTGTCCTTTGAAGATGTCTCCGATTGCCCAAAAGTCAGCAATGGCATCATCAGAAGCAATGATAGCAATATCTCTTTCAAATTTCTCATCTATCTTAGGTAAATTACCTTCTATCCGTTTTCTCCTTTTCCTGCTTTCTTCACGTTCACCATCTATATCAGCGATCTGAACATCACGTGCTTCAATGATCTTATTCAATGAATCAATACGTGCATCAGATAATTTCTGTGCTGTACGAAGATCCTTATTCTCCTTATGTAAAGCAAGAAGATAAGGTTCTCCTTTAAATAGAGCAACTGCTCCTGCGATAAGCATTACTATGAATATTACTATGAATATCCACTCAAGTGATGTTCTTTTCTCCATTGTAAAACCCGTTACCGCATATTTCCAATTCGATCTCTGCATCATCATCTTCAATTAGATCCATTATCTTATAGAACGTCTGCTTTTTAGATGCTGCTATCTCATCATTACCGTCTCCGTCAAAATCAGCATAATGCTGACCTACAAGGACACAGCCTCTGATATCAGGTTGTCCTGATTTAGGATTCTTACTTGCTGCATAATTCCCCCAATGGACGAGAATATAACCTCTATCAGGTACTCCCGTAATATGCAGATGTCGTTTGTACTTATTGGAATAACGCACTACAACCTTATACTTTCCTTCAGGTATACAACTGATGTTCGACTGATTGTCCAACCAAGGAAGCTCAAGTGTCTTACACATGAATTTCTTTGTATCAGTTGTCAGTAACCAATCTCCTTTGGTCTGCTCTTCTTCGTAATGTCTATCTATATGTATGTTTATCATTTCCCTTCAATTTCCATAGATACTTCAGCATCTTCTCCTAATATCCAATTATGAGGATTCTTAGGGCTATCGGTAATATGTTCCTGTACCCACGCTTCACCTGCGGCTATAAAAAGAATATCAGGGTCCATGTTATCTTCTGACATGTAATCCTCAAAATGATTCTTATTACTGTTATAGAACGCATGTGAGGGTTGAGGAATATCTGATGATCCTATATTCAACCATAGTTCGTTTATGAAAGCACATCTGTCCTCCCATCCTTCTTTTATAGGGATAAATGTGTTCAGGCTCCCCTGTCCTGTAGTAAACATCTGACCTACTTTTACTATTGAAATATGTAATATAGGACCACTTGAGTGACTTATCACATAGCGATCCTCTGTACCGTTTCTATTATCAAATTCTTGTGCCATGTTCTATATTTTAAACTGAACCTCCATCTACGATCGTCCATCCGTAAGTGCTGATCAATGAAGCTCTTGCTGCCTTTCCTGCACCCGCTCCTGTATATGTACTATTTCCGAAGTTTATACTTACTGCGTTCGTAGGAGCCTGTGCTTCCCACGCAATGAGAATAGCATCGTATACTGCTGTTGAGAATGTATTTGCCGCAAACAGATTCACTGCTGCTGTTATACCTCCTATTGTCCAAGTAACTACACCTCCTCCTAAATAATTTGTATTCTGGTTGAATACTCCTGACATACTTCCACTCGGAACCCATCCTGAGATAGTTCCGTTCTGTGTGGTCATTCCTCTAAAGGCGTCTGTCCATGTTGATATACCGCTTACATCCCATGAACTAAGATCACTTCTTGTATAAGAACTATTATTCAACATCATCTGTTGAATATTTGTAACACCTGCGTGTATCAGATTCGATATATCACCGTTGAATGAAGTATTCAGATAAAGGAATTGAATGAACGATGTAACACCTGTTGTACCCCATCCGCTAAAATCACCATCTACTAATGATCCGCATCCTCTGAACGTATAATCCAGATTCGTTGCTGACACAGTAGGTGAGTCAATAACTGATATTGCCGTCATATTATCACATCCGAAGAATCCTCTATTAGTACTAAAGTCAAAATCTCCCCAACTTGTAATACTTAATAGTTTAAGTTTATCCAATCCATTATTGAATTTCCATTGATCGATAACACCTGTAATAGTAATAGTATACGTTCCTGATGCAGCATACGTATGCGTCACCTCTGCTTGATTATAAGCAGTTATAGTGTCACTATTGGAGTCACCCCAATCAACATCAAAAGGAAATGTTCCTCCTGATATAAGAGGAAGTTTAAATTGCGTACTCGTTGAAGATCCTGCACTTGTCTTAGTGGTATCGACTTCAAATACGAATCCTGCAACTCCTCCCCCTCCTATTATAGAGTGATAAGAGGTCTTTGACCTACATTTGATATTAGGACGGAAGTTATTCATTACTACAATGTAGAGTTATAACCCACAACTACTTGATCAATTGTTAGTTTAGTGATCTTACTTCCTTGTGGCGCAGGTAGATATGCACCTGCGGGAGCAGAAGCAGCCGCTAATCCTCTTGCTGTTCGCTTGTCTGCATCATCCTCTTCATATACGGTAATAGAACATGCAGTATCACCTATGATGATACTATCAAATTCTTTATCTGTATGAGCACCTGCAGCAAGTACTTCATAACTTTTTGATCCAACTTCTCTTTCTAACGGTTGCAGCATTTTACGTAAAAGTTGTACTATTATATTTCCTTCTTTCATCTTATTCTGGTTTACGAGCTTCTCTCATTATATCCTGAAGCTCAAGGTTTGCTTTATTTTCTTTCTCTGGATCCAATTTTGAATTCTCAAAGATCTCATCCTGTATAGGAACTTCCTTTACTATACTATCTGCTTCCCAATACTCAACATTCTGTGTAGCTACGTTATAGCTTCTATTTTGAGCCTTTACAGGCATCATACTGAGCTTGCAGAAGCATATTAGCACTAAGCAATACGTTATCCTTTTCATATTGTTCAATTTTTGCCTTATTATAACCTCGTTCCTCATAAAGGACAGTAGCTTCTATTGCTAAAGGTATCAATACCAATGTGAGCATCAGTTGCCAATTCTTTTTGAAGAAGTCTTTTGTTTGTTCGGACATTTTACTTCATCATTGCATGTACATTCTTTAGGCGCGTACGGACACCATTTATTTGCTTTCTTTTTCTTCTTCGTCCTTATTTTCATTCCTTGGTTTAAAGGCATCTATCTTATCTTTCAGATATGTCCAGATGTCAGTATCTGTAATATAACCAATATTTTCCATATTTGATCTGAATTCCACAAGAGCTATGTATCCTGCGGTAAGACTCGTGATAGGCATCCAAGCCATGAATATCACTTCAAGTAAATGAGCAAGTATGATAGCTATGGCATACATTATCATCTTAGTGATGGTACGTGCCATTGCTCTCGAATGTATCTTCTCACCTCGTTTCTTTGCTGCACATATACCTGTGAATGTATCCATTATTGCAAATAGCCCTACGGCGATTATCATTGTTGTTATGGGAGCAAAGAATGCCATTAAGAATGGTAATCCTATTGTCATAAGGCTTTTCCAAGTGAATGCTGTATACGATATTGTCATACTAAAGGTGATGTTACTTCCTGAGGTTCATACCCTCCAGTACATTTTTGGCAGTATTTATCAAGCCATGTTTTCATTTCACACAGCTCTTCATTTGTCATACAGCTTCCAGAGATGTTATCTGTCTCTGTAATAGAGGACGAAATACTGGTACTGTTAAAATCTATCATAACAAGTCCTAATGCAGTTGCTGACCAAGGGTCAGTTGCTGTTCCCCATTCTTCAGAGAATTTCAAAGTGTATGTCCCTATACCTGTCAAAGGATCAATAACTACCGATGAAGTGAAATCCTGAGCACTATTGAACGCTTGATTGATCACTGTGTGTAATTGTGTATTCAGATCAATAAGATCTGTACATACATAATCACCCATCATAGGGATCTCTATGGTCATTGCACCGTCATAACTTGTTACGATCGGATTTGCAGTTACAGTAACCGTTGTAGGAAATACTGGAACACCTGGCACCACATGGAAAAACTCATGAGTTACTGTTGCTGTCCACCATGTAGCATCGCTACCTGAAGGATTACACGCAAGCATCTCTAAGAAGACATTTGCTATGAAATCATTGTTGATGCAGCACATTGCATTCTCTACAGAATGCTTTAAAAGTTCATGTGTAGCATGAGTACTTGTTGATACACAACAAAGTTTGTTATTCACATATTTCTGTACTGCGTTTGCCATTATGTAAAATTAACACTTGTTTTATAATCGATCAATATCTCACTTCCTTCTGCTATTGCTTTGGTTGCCGTGAATCTGAACAGGTTGTTCTCCTCATCTGTTTCCCAATCTGCATTAGGTTCAGTAGAGTGATTGTACGTACTTCCGAATCCCAATACTATGCAATTTGTCTTTGAATAAATAGGGAATGTATAAACGTAGTTCTTCAGGTCGTCAAGATAACCGTAATCTGCATCTGTCAGGAATATGAAGTGACATTCTTCAAGAATCTCACCTTCAGCTATATCAGCAGAAGCGAATACTCCTCTTCCCTCTACTTCAGAGTCCTTTATATATAATTTTGTCGCTGCCTGTAACATCTTATCGTATTTCTTCCCATCTGATGCCTGCAAGTACGGCTGCGTCCGATGCGTCAGACCTTATTGCGGCTACTGTGAGTATTCCTGTACCCGAACCTTGTTTATCCCACAGAACCGTTTTTCCAAGAACACTTGCTGTATTTCCTGCTGCCACTATTGACCCTTTACCTCCGCCTCCTGATGCATATACATACTCACTGTCTATCTCATGTCCGTTCGATACTGCTGTAGCAGCTATGTCGAACTCCATACAACTTTCAGATGTGTCAACATCATTCCATGCAGCATTAGTAAGAACAGCGTCATGAAGTATCACATATCTGATACTCTCGTCTGTTTGAACGAATACGCTCTTTGGAAGAGAGAGTATCATATTGTCAAATGTCTGAAAAGTGCTTTTAGGTCTAATACTTATCAACGGTACCAAAGTTGTACTAACAGTATATGTAGATATTCCTCTGTCTGCAACTCTTGGGAGCCCAGGTATATCAACAAGATCTGCACCTCCTTCACTCTTGACAGTACAGCAAATAGCCTTCATTGTAGCAGAAGCATTTGCTGCTATCTTGTATCGATACCCTATTGCATTAGCATCGTTTCCGTATCCGCATTCCATATAAGTAATGCCTCCTGTGGTATACACTTTGAAATATGCAGGAAGATTTGCCATCTGCCAGTAACCTGAATTTCTCAGATTATCATTATGAATACTTCCAAGATACGTTGGAGCACCGTTTGCTACTTTGAAGAATCTGATCGTACCGACCTTGAGAGATTGAAAATCCATACCTAAGATATGAGATTTTGACCAATCCATAGATGTAGTATCTATCGCCCAATCATCTTCATGTACAACATCAAGATCTGCAGCAGACCCTGATATAGAGCTTCTAAGAAAGAACTCAGCGTTTCCTCCTCCTATATTTGCAAGGTCGAGAACAGTAGTTTCTTCTATTAACTGAGAGTTACCTGGAGTGTATACGATCGGGTGAGAACGCATTTCCGCATATGACCCGTTATTCGCATCACTCAATGAGAGTGTAAGGTCTCTGGTATTACCGTTATGTGTGACCGTCCCATTATTGATTATCTCATCGAAGTAGTCAGGTTGCTTATCGTAAAGGAACTCAACATCAGCTCGTTGTCCTGTACCTGATACTCTGTCTCTACTGAAGGCATCCTTTGATAGATCTGATGTACCACTTGCTCCTGTACCACCGAGATACCCATCAATGATCTCAATAAGTTCAAGTTCTGTTGTAGATACAGGTAGGATAAATTCCTTATATGCATCATTTACCACAATTACACCATCAGATGTAATTATGATATTACCATTGTCACCACTTACAGTAGTAACAGACTTGAAGTAATAATTGATCTTACTGATCGTATCATTATAAACAAGGATTCTATCTGGTCGATCTTCTACGTGCCATGCCATTATCGTACGAGTGTTAATGTTGCCGCATTAAGTGTTATTTCATTTGCTACAGCACCTACTCCATTCTGTCCTGTGACAAGTACTGCTGCTCCTGATACATCAAAGTCTGTTACCGCACTTGATTTTACAACCGTCACTTCAGGTGCTATCCCGTTGAAGGCATAAGTACCGTAAGTACGTGCTGAAGTATTACCGACCCTCTGTATTGTAAGATCTATGATAAGATCTGTACCATTAGGTGCTGTAGTTACAGTATTTGAAGTTATTTGTATACCATCTACATAGACCCGTATTGTTTTAGCATTTACGGTTCCTCCTATTGCTACATACGCTTTCAACTGAGCAGCGTCACCATCTGTGAGTTCTGCTGCAGGAATAGTACCTGTAAATAATGTAGCTTCTACTGTATCCATTGCAGTAGCAAGTGATGTAACAGAAGAAGTAAGGAGTGTTATCTCACTGAGTAATTCATTCCCTAATGATGCATCTGCTATACGTGCTGCTGCGAGTGTGCCTGAAAGCTTTGCAGCATCCATGTCACTCATCTCAGTATCGGTAATTGTACCTGCTTGTATCTTAGACCCATCAAGATCTATGATCTTATCGTCAGCAATTGTAGCAAGTTCTATCATTGAACCGTCTATCACTCCGTCCTCGTGAAAGGATACGAGATCGTAGACATCCCAAGATGACCCGTTATAGTTTGCAAATAAGATGCAGTTCTTAGCTACTATTTCCTCAGGAAGTACTGTCCCTAAGAAGTTCACCAAGTTAGGTGAAGTAGATGATATGGTAGCACTCCAATACACAAGTAGTGAAGTGTCTGTAGCAGGTGTTCCCACTGCTGCGAATGTCAATACTCCTGCAAGAGTATGTGTCCCTGTTACTCGGAATGTTCCGTATAATGGCTCAGTTCCTGCTGACGCCTTATCAACATTGATATTGATCGTTGCAGGAGATGCAGATATTGCCAGTTCTTTTACTATGCTGTCCATTACGATGTATAATTTAAGAAGATTAGATCTGATTTTATCACTTTGATAGGAGATGATCCTACTACCGAATTCGTTTTAATGAATGTTTCTACAGTATATGCTGTGGAATCCAACGTAAGACCTCCTATTGTCTGTCCTGATCTGATATATGTATCGGACGGTGCGATTATAGCTCCTGCATTAGGAGCATACAGGAAGTCCTGAGTATAATCTCCGTGATAGAACACTTCAACAGCAGCTTCTATACGTACTGTAGTGTTATTCACTCTTGTGATGTCAACTACAACTCGATATCCTTGTGTTCTTCCCTCATTTATGTCGGTTGAACCCGCCACACCTATTTCAAGTGCTGTTCCCGCGCCTGCAGGTCCGAATTTGATCTGTAGACCATGTGTATGATGATTACTTGCTGTAGTACCTATCACTGCACACTCATATCTGAGTGTATCCTGATTGTCAGCAAGTGTGTCAGCGTCTACTGTTATTGCACCTGTTCCTAATACGAATGAATTGCTCGATGTAGGGGTTGCTGCAGCAAGAATGTGTGATAACAATCCTATACCTGCGGCACCTGTTCCTCCTGTTCCACCAGTAGGTCCTGTGTCTCCATCAGGCATCAGACATACTACTACATCATCCTCATCAGTGAAAGCTCCGTTACTGACAACATGTGTCACAGTAAGATCGTACTCGGCAGGGACAGCAGCCGCATCAGCAGCAGTTATCTCACCTAACCAGTATATTGAACTATCATCTTCCTTGAATATCTTGATACGACCGAATGGAGTAGTGCCTACTGACGCAAGAAAAGAACTTACATCAACACCTTCCGATGCCGTGTCATTTATAAATATATGGGTAACGCTTGCGAGAGTAGCATTATTGAAACGTACTTCACCGCTACCTGTAGTATTAGCAGTACCGCTATCATACTCCCACTTTAATGCCCAACCGCCGTAAAGACCGTCTGTTCCATCTGTACCTGTAGGTCCTTGCGATAATTGAACTCCGCCGTCAAAGCAGTCATCATTACATCCTGCACATCCACTCATTGTCTTTCATTTTTAAGAGCATCCACAATCTGTCTCTACTCCACATAACGTCTGTAATGTAGCAAGAGTTGCTGTAGCTTCGTTCGCGTTGCATCCGTTCGCTTCAATAAGCAGTGTCTTATAAAGTGACCATAGATGCATATAAGTAAGAATTCGACTACCATCTTTACATGGGTCGATATCCTTAAGTTCTATCATTTTTTGTTCTACACAGCATTTAATGCTGCATGTTGAGAAGAATTTAACAGTATTTGTTACAGTTCCTTCTCCAGTTGAAGTAACGGAATATAATATAGTATGCCATCCATCAGCAAGCTCAGAAGAAATATCATCATATGTGAAATCTCCTGTTACCGAAGAAGGTACCTGCGAAGTTACTACTTCAGGAGTTCCTCCGTCTATTGTAATAGTAACAGCAAAACCTGCGTCCCCAAAAGGCTTATGATTAGGTGTTCCCCATCCCGTAGGATTATCAGTTACGTGATATACGCCTGTAACGTCTTTGATCGAGACCTTTGTGCATCCTTCTATACTACATATTTGTATCAGTGGTTTAAGCGCCATGATCGTTCAAAGATAAGAAAAAGAGTTAAAAAAAGGGGAAGCGCGAACACCTTTAATAAGGTGCTCACGGTATCCCCTGATCAATTAATTATCCCATGCTCAACTCATTGTTTGTGAAGCCCACCATGTCTTCCAAAATATCGGTGATGTCATCTGCTGCTGCACTCAACGCGAAGTTAGGCGTTGTTGTAGGTACAGCGAGTACGATCTCTTTCTTAGACACCTCATTTTGAAACTGTGTAATGGTATCAGAGTGAGAGAAACTAAGTAACCAGTATCCTCCACCTGTTACTGCTGCACTCGCAAGAACATTATCAGTACTGTCAAACAAGAACGGCTGTCCCATTCTGTATTGCTCTCCTGAGTATCCGTTAAGGAAGTTCTCCAATTGAGCAACTTGCTCAACAGTTCCTGATCCTGCATCAACTGCAGTAACTACAGATACTGGAGCAGTTCCCATAGAAGGGTTAGGTAAAGCAACGAAACGTACTTTAGTGTAACGACTCTTACCAAGAGTGAAATCCAATACTTGTCCGTCAATTCGTACTCCTGCAGCGGCAGCTAATAAAGCAGCGTTTGTCAATGAGTCAGCGGCAGCAATTGCTATAACAGCAGATGCTTCATTGATGGGTCGATCCAGAGTAACAGTAGTGGTACCTGCTCCTGAAACAACTACATAACAATTATCAGAAGTAGTATTACCTAATCTAATAACGTCTCCATTTGCAGCCACATCACCCGCAACACTCAGCCCTACTTGTGTAGATCCTTGTGAAATAGTGACAGTACCTGCCGTAGCTACAGTAGCAGCAGCAGAAAGTAATTCGGCAACAATAGGAGGATTTCCTGCAGCATTCTTAACTTCTCTCTTGAAGTTGTCATTTATAGACTTAACAAGTCCGTTAGCGATGTCGATCTCATCATCAGTCAATAGAGATTGGTAATAACCTGCTTTCAACTTCTCTGCGTCAGTACCTGACCAGAACTGCTGTAAGTTAATGTTGATCGCCATCAGCTCTCCTAAGTGATTGGCAACGGCGTCAGAAAGATCTCCTGTAGTTCCGTTGTATCCTATTCCTGTAGATTGTTCAGCTGCAGCTGCGAAAGCCTGTACTAAAACATTTGTCATAGATGATTTTACAATCACATCAGATACGATAGGAGGCAATGCTGCTCCTCGACTTACTGCAATGACAAATCTGTCAGAATCAGCAAGAACTGCAGTTGCCTGCGTTACTCGTACTCCACTTTGAGTAAATATCCCGATCTCACCTACATTCGTAGCCGCCTGAAAGGCTGCTGAATTAAGATCTGTCGTAGTGATCGTGTTCGTAGCAGGAGTTGCTCCTATGATGATCCCTTTTGCGTTATTAATTGCACTTGGTGCGCTCATTATTTCTTGTTTTAAAAGATTAAAGGTATACGATCCGCATCGACCTGCTTCATTGCAGGATTTTCGTCATATCAATTACAAACCTGTAGTTATTACGTTTTTCTTATTCTATTATTCTGGCATTCTCTGCCATTTTACTCTGTAGTTCTGCTCGTCCTGTGGACTGCATCATCAATTCAACTGCAATATCGGCAATTTTTTCGTGTTGCATCTCATGAAACTCACAAAAATCATTTATGTTCGTCAGATCTACATCTTTCGGAACCCTGTAATAAGAGACATGATATACGTCAAGGGTTGCCCCATCGAACGCAATAAGTTCATGTCGCTTTCTATTAGAAGCGGAGACAGCATCACCTATAGCGAGCCGTTCCCGATCTAATCTCCAAAGAAGTTCTGCATACGGTTTCTTGTACGCAGATCTCTTGTTGACACTGTAGTAATCCTCTTTGATGGGTTTTACATTCACCCTATCGGTCTGTTCATCACCACATGCGTCATCATATGTAATAGTAGCTTCCTCACCTAAGGTCAACCAGAAATTCACTGGAAGATCTACAAAGTAAGAGTCACTACCGTGGTCTCCTGCAGAAAAGGAAACAGGGAAGACATCCTCGAAACCCTTGAGCTCTGAAAGATCTTTCGATCGTTTCTCTGTCATCTCAGCTCCCGTACGAGTAGGATTTGCTTTATCGTTCTCGTATCGTTTGCTAAAATGCTTCTGAGCTACATTATAAAAGACACTGAAGTCATCGTCATCGTATCCAGGAGCACCTCCTGATGATACGACATCGAGTCGGATCTTCATATAATCAAGTATTTCGTCAGTTGTCATCAGTCTCTACCTTCTGCTCGGTTAACCATAGTTTCAATCAAAATTCTATGATCATTGTTGGAATCATTCTTCAAGAACGCCATTGTTGATGCAAGGTCTGATCCCATAAGGTCTCCTCCCATTGTACGGTAAATAGTACCGTCCTTCTGCATCGCACTATATGTCAGCGCCTTGGTTATCAGAATACGTGTCTGAAGATTCACATCATTGATCACATCAAGGAATCTCTTAGGATTCTTTGCAACTTCTTCACCTGCTTGACCCTGAAGCCATTCAAGTTTAGCATCTGCAGGAACTCTATGATTCTGTAAAAGGAACAGGATATCTGCAAGAGATGTCTTGTCCTCACGTATCTTAGTGTATGCTGAATAAGCATCTGCGACAAGATTGGCTGCAGAAGATTTCTTTCCGTCAGCATAGTCAACATCTACTATCATATACTTATAAGATGCTTTTTTGCGGGCTTCCGCTGCACCATCTGCGATAAAGTTCCTGTTGGTCAACAACACACTACGTGTAATATAATCCATAGGATCGGACAGATCCAGAGTGATCTCGGTCTTACCCAATACTACGGGCTTGAAGATCATTTTCCAGAAATTGTTATCGGTCTTATGAATTGACAGATCACCTGGTTTCAACGACATTCCTGGATGATTCTCCAAAAACTCTGCTTCTTCAGGGGTCAAAGGATTCACGTATGCTCCGCCTACACTCTTACGCGCAATGCCTATCCTATGGGTAGCATGCTTGTAGAGGAAGGAAGCTTCATGCTTCTCAGGTAACCAACCTTTCCTTTTCACAGGTATCACTTTCACTTTCTTATTCGGTAGACTGAATTTTGCAGGAGCATCCATTACGGTTGCCCCTGCATCATTCGTCTTATTAGCTTTTTCTTTTGCCATTTTAACTTCTCCTTAAAACTCAGTTATTACCAAAGGATGTTCGGTATCAGACTCTTCGTACGTGAAGGATCATATACTATCGCACCACATTGTGACGCACGGTGAATGGTGTAACCATCAGTTGCGTGTGCCATTATACTCATCTTACCTTCTGGTGAGAAAGGATCTCTCAATCCTGGCTCGTATCCCCAGATGTTCTCAGATCCTTTCACATAGACCTTCTGAATGTTCGGCTCACCATTGGTGGTTCCGATATCCATGATGTCATATCTGTAAGATTCTGCAACTCCACCGTCGGGATGAAGGATCTTATTACGTGTACGGTTGTCGTACATGCTGTCAACCATGATGGAGAAACGGATACCGTTAGGTCCCATGTAATCCAAGAATTGACCGCCGTATCCGAGTGCCAACTTAACCCCTTTCATTCCACCATTCTGAGATGTCTTGAACATCCTGTCCTGATTGAACAATGGTGTAAACAATTGAGAATGATTCTCAAGAGCAGTGTGGAACTGTACAGCTCCCCTTTCACCTGTTCGGGCTACGAAGTGACGCTGATCAGTAGGCAATTTACCTTCTGACAGACTCATCAATACGTCAAGCAACCAATCGATAGTAAAATCAGCATAGAACTCAGTACCTGAAGATTCCATCTGCTGACGGATACCTGCACCTTGCTTCTTGATGTGACCTGACTTACCGAAGTTGTAATACTCACCGTTCACTCCCCTGTTGCTTCGCGCAAACATAAGTAACTTGTTCTTTTCCTCACGGAACTCACGATCGAAGATATAATCCTCGTAGTTTGTCCATGTAAGGAAGGTCTTCAACGAACCGTCGCCGTCTTTGACCTTGAAGCCCGTACCGAAAGGTCGGTTCTTCATGTTACCAGGAACCGTGTGCTCCATACGGATCATAGAGAAAGAATTTCTCATTCCGAAAGGAGACTCGAAGCTGATTCCACCACCTTTCTTAGAAAGAGTGTCCTCAACGAGTGACCAATCACGTGACCATCGTGTACCTGATGCCAATTCTTCAACTGGAACAAACAGATCAGGATCGCCTGTGATAAGCTTTACTGGATAAACATAGTTACTACCGTCTGCCCACGGGTCACGTTGGACCTGCAAAGGGTATAATTCATTTTGATGACCGACAAGGATGTGTTCATCCGTGAAGATCTTTTCCTCGAAAACCAAATAGAACTCAGTAACTACTGCTCCTGGTTCATCGCCTACTGCAACTGCGGCACCGTCGGCAGTAAGTCGAGCCTCCACAAGTGGTAGGTTCTTCGTACTGTCTCCGATCAGTTCCCAAGTGTAATCATCATCGGTATCAAGGTACTTGACCTTATACTTAGATAATTGGGAATCGAGATCCATACCAAAATTAGTGGTAAAGATCCTACGCATGATGTCAGTGGCCTTTTGAGGTCTTCCTTGGTATACGCTGTACAGGTGGTTTGCAGTAGTTATACCGCTCCAGTGCTGTGCATCGTACATCTGAAACTCTGAAAATGGAAGTGCCATTGATCATTGTATTTTTATATCAGATTAAATTTGGGCACGGTCCACCAGTGCAATGACATTGTCACGCGCCTTTGTTGAACCAATGCTATCAAGTGAGACCCCTTGGCCTCCGTCATACAACCCTTCGGTCGTAATATTTTTCTCAAGCTCCTCTATGGCGCTTGTCATTCCTCTACTTGTGAATATGCTAAGATCAGGCTTCTCATTGAAGACACCCATATGTATAAGATAATTCAATCTCATATCAAATGCGTTAGGATCTGCGTCTCTCGTGTCAGTGACAAGTGAGCGAAGTTTCCCATTCTCTTTACGTCCTGTAGGAACAGTTACTGAGTCAGCGACATTCTGTCGTACCTTCTCTGATACTGGGATCCCAGGAAATATGTTCTCTGTCTTCAAAATATCATCCTTCGTCTTTTCAAGACGTTTGGATGCATCCTCCCGTTGCGTCTTAGCTCCTTCATATTGTTCAGCTTCGACCTTTGCCTGCATTGCTCTGAGATTCTTGATGGAGATCTTTGCGTCCTCCTCATCATCTGCAGCTGCGAATGAAGCATCGGTCTTACGTAATGCATCCTTAGGTTCATAACCTCTGGCTACAAAATCATTATAGATAAGACTCTTTCTGATCTCTGCCTTATTTTCAGAAGCAGCGGTATCATCAGCATCATTCTCTATGAATGCATCTTCGGTGTAAGTATCAAGAGTGAGCTTCATATTATGATTCTCAGCTATTGCCTCTACAGGTACTCCATTACGGATAGCCTCCAGAACTCTCTTACCTTCTTCCCCAAGACCGTCAAACTCATTCTGTTTGATCGTATCCTTGATCGCATCAGCAAGACCTTTTACCGAAAGATCCTTCAATGCATCTTCGGAGTCTATGCCTGTAAGTATACCGTCCCTATAAAGTGCCGAAGCAAAATCCGTTACAAGTAACGAAGGAGAAGAGGGAGCACTATCAGGGGACGGCGTATTTTCTGAAGCACCTTTTCCCTCTTCGGTCGTAGTAGGTGCGCCTGTCTTAAGGGTTACATCGAACCCTTCATTAGTATCATCTTCTGTCCCTGGGGACGTGTCTGCTGATGTGTTTTCCGCCTGTGTTTCAACAACAGGTAACGGACTAAGGGCTTCATCAGAGGCCGATAAAGGAGCATCTTGTTTGAGTTCTACCTCAAATACTTCTTCATTGGCACCCTCTATGCCATCTACATCAAAATCGAAATTGGGTATTATACCCTCTGTGTTATCAGCCATTTCTAATTTTCAAAATTAAACGCATTAATGCGTAATATCAAGATATCCATCATTTAAACACGATATTGCTTATGCACTTTTTGGTGCTTTGTTGATTTTCTGTTTTGCAATGCGTTCAGCTGACTCTCTATCAAGACGGTTCTCCCTCGACTCGTGAGCATGGGTATCATCTACCTTATTAAGCTCTGAATCGATCTTCTCAACAACATCGGCTGATGTTGCTGTCTTCAATGCGTGCTCTATCACGCCTTTCACCTTGGCAAGGTTGATACTTCCTTCTTCTCTCACCTTCTCAAGTCTCTCATTCATGGCAGCTCTGAACTCTTCAAGTTCCTGTGCTTTCGCCATCTTCATTTCTTCTACCTGCTGTACAGCCTGTTGCTGTTGCTTGGCTGCCTCAGCTTCCTGCTGACCCTTCTGTACCTCAGCATTCTCTATCTTCCTTCTCTTAGAACTGATGGAAGGATCCATAAGGATATCCATTATCTGTCCAAGATTGACCTTATCTCTCTGCAATCCTGCCTGTGCGATCTGAGTAAGACTCTGCTTCATGTTCTCATAATCAGGAGTATTGGTAAGAGTAAGACCATAATGTATCTCAGCAAAATCATCTCCGTGCATCATCTGATTGAACATCGTCTGCTCATCTGTCACGTACATCACATGGATATTACGTCCCTTATATGCAAACTTCGCAAGTTCAAGTGTAGCACGCAGTACTGCAAGTTTGATCCTGTCATGCAATGCAAAGTATATCTCCGTAATATGAGAGGACTGCATCACAGCTCGTTCAGTATTACCTACAAGTTCATGATTACTGATAGCACCCTCACGTTGTCTGGTAACTCCTGATATGGTTGATATCTCCTCCTTCAGAAAGTTGAGCATCAACATGTTCTGTTCAATATAGTTTCCCATATCGAAGTTCATAGGAACCCTATTATTGTTCATATTACCTGCAAGAGCTCCTGTTGCTGCACCTTTCTTTGCTTCCTTGAAGCTGTCAATTGGAAACCATCCCATCTTCTCAGCAAAGTATATTGCATCGTGCTCATCCCATCCTTCAGGTATCATAGCAAGGTCAAGATATCCTACGGTACCCTTATGCTTGGTCATTGTCTCCCACTGCTTATGCATCAGAAAGTCATAATAGTAAGCGTAAGGCTTCATACGTGCCATAAGAGAAGTAGTAGGTTCTCCCTCTACTGTATAATCTCCTCCTACGTAAGGACAGAGAGTACCTGTAGGATTGAGAATATCATGTGACTTTACAGGGAAAGGCTGCATCTTAACATAGATATCCTCACCTATGCGTGTACCTTCCCACCAATCTGTCACCCAGATATACTTCTCGATCCTTTCTCCCTTATTAAGACGGGGCTCATAGAACTCATCAACAAAGGTCTTCTCTTCAACTCCTGTTCTCTCATCATAATACACAAGCTTACCTATCTTACGATATGCTCTCCATACCACACGTGTGACAAGTACCGATCCGTCCTCACCGAAAGGCGCAAGGAACTTAGTGGTCATACCTGCAGCATCAGAAGGTACAAGATTTCCATCTGCATCCTCTATCATAGAGAAGGTCCCTGCCATAAGATCAGGATAAGCACCTGTTGCTACTGACTCATCAGTACCTGAAGATGCTCCACTTGTTATACCACTGTTCTCGATATGTGTTACTTGTTTAGGTGATAGGAAGTCATTGAAATCATCTATGACATTTCCTCGGGAGTGATATCCCCATTCTACAATGATGTCGGCATCTGCCACATCGGGGGAATTACCCTTCCTGATGACCTTCACCTGTGATGGATTACATTTCCTTACCCGTGGATCACCATTGACAACATCAAGAGCATATATCTCTCTTCCTTCAATAAGACCGTCCATGAATCCCAAGGTCCATTTATAAGGAATTTCCTCTTTTGCCATCACGTGACGCAACAGGTGTGTCCCTCTTCGCTCTCGGATGTCCTGGTATTCATACTTGAGAAAGTTATCAAAGTTTCTCATCTCAACCATCATCTCCTGCTTGGACTGATTACTTGAAGCAAGCTCTGTCAACTTCTGCACAGTGAGATCCTTCATGTTCCTCTCCTTCTCAGAGATGGCATCAGGATTTATCACAGCAAGTTTCCAATCAAACCTTCTCTTCTCTTCTTCACCTGCGAGTAGATTGATCTTACCATTGGCAATAGGATAATGCTGAGGAGCAAAAGGGAAGTCCTTTGATTGTACATTCATCGGATCACACATGCTCATCATATCATCAGAATCAAGAACACTGTTGTACAGATCCCTGTTGATACGCATCTCTCTATATTCTCCCATGTAGGTGCTCGTATAGATCCCCATGTCGCATCCTGCCTTGGTACATTTCTCAGCCCAATTCTTTGTCTTTTCCTTTTCGTTCTTCTTCTGAGGAGGAAAATCTGTTCTGTCTTTCATCGTGTCTTTCTTTTACTCATGAATCTATCTATGGCACTGACATGTTCCTTATCGTGACCACGTGCTACGAACCTCTCTCCCATCTGAGGGCGAGCATTAAGGATGAACCGACTTATAGGCACCTTATCAGTAGTAGTGTGATCGTCAGAAATGAGATTCCGTTTTTCCAGGTCTGCTCTGAATATCAGTAACATTCCCAACGCTGAGATCCTATCGTAGTTGCCCACTTCAGGATCATACGCTATCAGTTCCTGCAACAACGCAGGAGAAACTATCGTTTGATAATTCCTTGTTCCGTCCTCTCTCCCGTACGCCTGTTCAAGCAGATATGAACGTATCAGAGAATTTCTCCATCCGTTCACTCCTTTTGTAGTATTGGTACCTTTTGCAGCATTGCCCCTTGCCGCTATCTTTGTCATCTGCATATCACGCAATATCTTAGGTGTATCACACAACATATATGTCGAATTGATCCTATCAAAATACTGGAACATACCTTTCTTGTTGTTCTCGTAATTGCAGTACGCATTATAATGTTTCATCAGCCTATAGCATATCTCATAGAATTCTTCAGCAGTTGAAGGACGTCCCGTATACTCGGCAACTATCCTCGATGTGAAATAATTCATGATAAAGATACTACCTAAAGATGGACCTGACGACACATCATCATCATAAGGGTCACATCCTGCTATATATGTATGCGGAGAAATGTGTCCATTGATAGGAGGCTCGAATAATTCTACACATCCTTTGATGTTACGTGTCTCAATGATAGGGAATATTCTGATAGGCATCGATTCAGGACTGTTACACACAACCTTCCCATCACTCATGGTAAGTCGTGTCTTCCATGATGCATCAGTATACTTCTTAGGATTGGTCTCAACCTCTCCGAGATGTATCTTCATATCCTCCACATTGAAGATGTGCCCCTCGCGTCTCATACATGCCTCATTGGGAGTAATACTCCTATCAGCCTTCTCCTGTACGAGCGCATTGGGGTCATCTGTTGAGCGTGCTATCACGCGTCTCATTGAGAATATCTCCAAAAGTGCCTGTATCACATTGGAGTTTCCATTCTCATCCATACATCCTTCACGATTGAGATACTCACCGTGATAGAAACCACATCTTGCATTGAGAGGAGCATTACGGTCGAACACATTCTGAATACCGTACATGTTCCATGCATCAGGTTTGAAGAACACCTCCTTGATACCCTCGAAGTCAGCTCCCTCTGTACCACCTGTACCCCATGCTACGATCATTCCGAACACATTCCTTCCCTGCTCTACCGAAGGACGGGCGATCGACAGCGTCTTTTTGAAATGTGGGAACTTTCCAGACTCCTCGAACAGTACTGTCCTACCTCTCTTACCTCTTGCGCGTTCAGGTTGACCTTTTGTAGATACCCCAATGATCTCGGTCTTGATACCTTTCTCAGTCTTTGTTCTAACATCCTTATAGGATGCCTTCTTATGCATCTGTCTATCAGCATAATCTCTTGATTTTTTCCATGGCGTGTGATTATCAATGAAGTTCATCACATCCCATGCCTTGTTAAGTATACCGTCACCTACCAGATAATCTCCTTCAGATGCAATAGCATATGATTTGGAGTTCTTATAATGATAATAGTTATTGGTGAGTTCTCCTCCACCCTTGAATGAATACCCTCTACCCCTTGTCTTTATGTTCGATCCATGTTTACCGATACCCCTTGCCTGTCCGAGATAATGATACCATAGGTAATCACCGTCCCAACATCTTGGAAAATCCTCTACACGTTCAGCAGCTACAGTATCCATACCGAAGGCCTCAACATTCAAACCTTCATAGACCATGTTCTCAGGATCATCAGATTCAGCAAAAGCATCTGCTCCCGCATTGAGAGCATCTATTGCTTCATCATCAAGTTCCTCAATATCCTCGGTCAATAGGATGGGACAGTAGTTCATGTACCAATAATGCGTACCTGTTACCCATTCTCCATCCTTCTTTCTAACATACCCTTCTCTACATCGTCTCTGCTCTTCTTTCCAGAATCGCATGTACCGTGAGTTCTTCTGTCTATTGGGAATGAGATCACAATACCTATCATTCTCCTTAAAGAATATAGCACGTTCTCTGAAGAAGTCCATATCCTCAAGAATATGAGGATCTACAACATCCACCCATATACGACCGTTGGGATCCTCCTTTCTCTTACGTGGAGAATTAGGTCTATCATACCTCTTCAGATCTGATGCCTTCTTCCGTGTCTTCTTAGTAAGATTGTATAGAAAAGGGATCTCCTTTATCGCCAGGACAATATCTGCCCTGATCTCATCGTCAGTAATACTGTTGATCGCTACACTTGTCTCAAATGTAAGATCATCAAGGAACATGCGCTCCTGCGATATGTCAGTCTGGATTATCACTTGCGTCTTCAAATTCACCTTTCACCCTACCTCCTCTGAGCATAAGATCATCTGCGATCTCACTCTCAACAAGTCTCTGCATATCAATGAGAGCCTTTATCACCTGAGGAGTACCCTTCTGTATATCCTGCAATTGTTTAGGACTCCATATCAGTTTACCTGACTTATCACGTTCATCAAAGTCTGCATCTGCAAGCATCTTCTCCTGCTTACGCTGATTTGCCCACGCTATCTCAAGACTGTCCATTGAACGTGTACGCGAGAGTTCCTTATACTTATCACATGCAGCAAATACTCCTTCATCAGGTTCCCATCCTTCATAGATATCCTCTGCGATATATTTCCATCGTTCCTCCTTATCTTTGATCATGTAAGGAGATCTCATATCAGCATACAGATAGACCGCACCAAGCTCGGCAAGAGCAAGGTCACGGTCTTCTGTTCTCTCATATAAATGTTTGAACTCCTTTATCATAAGAGCTACTGGCTCAACGTCCAGTAAGCCGTCATCATTTATAACGATCAGATGTTTCATTTGGCTCCTTCAGGTCCGTCTCCTTCCCATCCTTCAGTATACTTGGCCTTCAATGCTCCCATCTTATCTGTCTTCACATATTGAGTGAGATCACGTACGATAGAAGCAGAACTTCCCATCACATCCTCATAAGGAGGCTTGCTCCCATACACGAGAACTGCATCCATCTCCTGAATGATATAGAACACCTCATTCCCATACTTAATGGCAGGAGGCTGAAATCCGTCACGCAACATTACCCAGTTACCTTCCTTTATGTACCCATGCTCCTGTACTATAGGACCTACCTTGATCACCATTACACAGGGAACGATCTCCTTCTTTGCTGTTGATGATAATATCAGACCTGCCTCAGTAACATCTGACTGAAGAAATGCTCTTACAAGGATCTTTGTTCCCATAGGGGTCACATCAAGATCTTTCGATGTCATTAACGGGGCACTGTCAATTTCACTCTTTGGTGCTCCTATCTTTTTTCCTTTTGGATCTACTATTGCGCTTTTACTCATTTTCCTGTTGTTTTATCATTGCTTCTACTACAGCCCTATTATTAGGACTGCATGAAAATCCCTTCTCTCCTTTGAGCATATAGGGATCCCATCTCAACTGACCTCTTTTCTTTCTTTTAATGATGTCAGCATTCACTCTTCTCCTCATTCTATATTCCTCCCTTGTCTCATCTTCCTCTTTCAATCGAGTAGGTGACATACTGAAGAACATCCTCACTTCCCTCTCTTCCTTGGTCTTACTATTAGCTACCTTATGTACAACATAATCAATACCTGATTCTGTCTGAAACACTTCAGGTGCTTTTCTTTGTACTGTAGCACCATTACTCACAGCATCTACAATCTTCTTTGCTCCCTTCTCTCCCATGCCTAATAACGCTTTATTATCCATTCTTCTTCTGTTTAGCTAAGTGCCTCATTATATCATTATAATCCCCCATGATCATTATCGGTATCCCTGTTCTGGGATCTACTGACATTACCTGTGCAGGAACCTTTGAAAATGTAGGTATCAGACCTACTCTTAACATATCACTTCTCTTCTCCATATTCTCCTTGATCTATCACTATCCATCTACATGATATCTTACTTGGTTTAGCAAGATCATACCTGCTATCATATACATAAGTACCCTTCATCTCTCCGTTCTCTCCAAATGAGAATTCTACAAGGTCTCCATCTTTAGGCTTTTCTCCCTTCTTCAAAGGTTCTCCATTAACGATCATTTCTTTCCTTCATAAATATCATGTTCCTGTACCCGTCTCATTTCTGCAATTCTCCATTCATAAGCCTGTATCAGTTCCTTCTGCTCCTCTTTTGGCGCTTTGTTCAACCAATATCTGAACATTCTATTTCCTATTTTAATCCTCTTCCCCATTTCTCTCCTTTTGGGTGAGTGCATCCTGCATCCTCACTTCTTGTTTTAAATGCCAGTGGACATCCGCATTCGGTACACACTCTCTTTCCGAGAAGGTTGGTACCTGCGTACTCACATGGAGCACATATTGCTGCTCTCCTCTTAGCTTCCCGTTCAACCACGGGATTCTCAACAACATAGTTTTTCCATCCATTGATTATATGTCTAAGATTTACTGGCATCTCTCATCTTCTTCAATGCTGCAAGCTTAGGGATGAATTTCCCAAAATACCTCAGATAGACCACCTTAAAAGTATCAATATCATTCTTAGTGCTTGAAGAGATCGTCTTCCTCACCTGTTTGAACTGATTCTTCCATGCCGCCTCAAGTACCGTAGGAGATATTCCCTCTTGTTCAGCTACCTCTCTTATCATTGCCTTCACCACCTTATCCTGCATCCTTCTTTATCTGAAAATTGAACTGCAAACTGCTCTTCGCATCAGGATACAATCTCAATTTAGGATGCAGATAATTATCAGTACTCACAAGACCATGCTTACGAAGGGCTGTCAGGCAATTGGCAAAAGATGCCTCTGACATCTTCCCTACGTGTTTGGACATATCCTGCTTTCTCTCATAAGAGAACAGTTCTCTCCATTTCTTCGGGTCTTCAGGATCACGATAATCCTTTGCCAATATGCTATTGTGATACATCACTTCAGCAAGGACCTGACGCTCCTGCTTGCGTAATTTATTGATCGGTCGTGTTACAGACATGATCTCCACATACATATTGAAAAATCCCCTTTTAGTGCTCTTCAAATTGAACTTCTCCTCCATTTGCTTCGTTTATGCAACAAAGATATAATAAATTACAAGAAGTTATCAAAGGTTCTAATATAAAATATTAAACATCCATCACCAGTAACGGAAATAACCATTCCAATAACAAAAAGAATGAGGCGTGGAATATAAGGCATGTCGATCCATGCTGTAGAACTTGTGGTCTGATCCTTCCATCGTAAAGGATAGACACTTGGATCACCATCATTGCGTTTCATATAATATGCTCCATCATGAATATAGATGAATACAAGTGCCATAGGAACTCCCGCAAGTAATCCCCACCATGAATACAAAGGAAAAGGAACAAACATCGTAGAAATGAACATGAGAGCCCTTTCTGCTGTGAACATTGAATGAAGATCCTTAGCGCGGTTAAGGGGACTGAGCCATCTGAAGTGAAAATAATACGCCTCTCTGATACCTTCCAAATAAGCAAAGGCAATGAACAATAATGTAGCGAGAGTTATCATCTATAAGGAGTCCAAGGGCGATTGAACCACATCTGCACAGCAGTGACCTTATCAATGAACCATCCTGATCTCCCATAGACATCCCTTGCTATACTGACAGGAATACCTATGAACAACTGAAGCAGAATATACACCGCAACAGGTGAAACAGCAATAAGAGCAAGTATCTGAAATACCAATGCTACTGGATCATACGTATAATACTGAACTGTCGCAAATATTGCACACAGAATGAACAGATCGACCACTATACCATGCTTGGTAAGGAACCACTTAAGAGCATATATGACCCTGTCCTTCATGTCAATCTCTCATCTTCATCTGTCAACGGAGGCATTTCACCGTCATCATACTCATCATCTTCATCGGTAAGCTCGATCGTCCCATTATACACCAATTTACACATGGAATGAAACTTCTCAGCAAAGTCCATCTCTACCTCTACGTCCTTTTTCCCATCAAATATATAACCTCCATGAAGCTTTACAGGAATATTCTCATCCTCATCAGTAATAACATTGGAAAACAGTATCATCTCTACATACTTCCCTGGTCCTTCAGGATTCTTCACGAGATTCCTAATGAACTGTATATGAGGATATGTATACTCCTTCTCATTCATTCTTCACTCCAATGTTCATGAGCATTACTCTGAACTCCTTCTTTGAAACATCCAAATACAATTCAAATACGGTCACTTTACCGATGCGTAGCACCATATGGACCTTATCACTCTGCTTATTCGTCGATTTCCAACTATTAACTATTCTCATTGCACATTTATTTAAGATCCGACATTACATAACTCCCAAAGAAGCATTAATAATCATTCATCCATACACGCAACATTGCTATACAGAATCCTATGAACGCTATAAATATGAATGCCACTATAACTTCCATCCTACAAAATTAAACATTATTTTCTTGCCCCTCACCCATGCAAGTTTGAATCACCTCGTAAAAACGCTGCTTGTTTCAGCAGATAAAAACTGAGACCTTGACCTCGACATCCAGTTTTTGTGTTGTTCATCAATTATCTGATCCAACAGGGGTTTCACCTGAAGTTACAACTGAAGTGATCTATTATGACACTTGGACAAGCCTTACGGGGCTTCGGTAACTCAGAAGTACCTTATTCTTTGTGTCATGTCAAATGTAGGTAATAATCCTGATTTGAAGAGCAACTTTGAAAAACTTTTTTTTATAAACAGGCGTTACGACCACCCCAACAAAACTCCCCCTACTGTTTTGTGTTGTAGAACTAATCTTAAATAAATAAAATGGAAGATTTCAAATTGATCGTAGAAAAGACGTTAACCTTGAAGCAATTCGGCCAGGTCGAAGGCATCTCAAGCATTCACGTGCGTAAGAACCCTCAGAGCGGCAAGTACTTTGTTGCTGACGGTGCAGGTAATCCTATTGCCAAGATCAGCCACAAGCTCGTGGAGAACAAATCGCTTGACAAAGTGATGCGTTACTGCGAAGACCCTGAAGAGACTGACCCGAAGAAGAAATTCTTTTGGATGCTCAGTGTCAAGGGGGAGAGCACGCCTGACGTATGGAGTGAGACCCTTTAATCGGGGCTCTCTCGCCCTTCGGGGTTAGTAATGCGTTAATGCATAATGGACATAGTGGGAGTAGTTTACCCACTTTGTTCAGTTTGCCGAGTGATAGGCTGCGCAGTGCCTTATAACTTCATGTTCGCCAACTATGAAGAGATCATACGTGATACTCAATGGAGTGCTTACATTATTGTCTTGGACGATCAATGTGAACGCATGACCATCATTACATCTTAGAGGGATAAACACACTCATTGACTCTGATCAATGAGCAGTGTCTCTCATCCTTGAGGTTGATAAACCTTGACAAGCTTGTGGGGCTACTACACGTCTTGCATCTGTTCATCCACGCTCTGTGATAAAGTACCATGGTACAAAGCAGAGCTATCAGTAACAGAAGCAATATCAGACATCGGGAGATGTTGACGGTTACATTCATAAATGCTATGAGTGTATTCAGAGTTAGTGCAGACATTAAAATCAAGCCGTATTAAGATCAGGTTGACAACTGATCCTACCAAGAGTTAATGGTATGCTATTATGCATCGTCAATCAATGTGCACTTGTCGGGTGCATCTCACCGTTGATAACCAGTAGTTGTGAGAAGACTACGTAACATACATGTTTAACTACATGTACAATGATTGGGACATACAGTGTGGTAACTGTGATGCGAGTGATGATCGTGGAATCCTCTCATGTATTAGTCAGCTGCCTCAACTGCAGTTAGAGTGCTATCAAGCACTTGATGTCGTCAAGAAAGGACGTAGATACGTCGTATTCCTAAGCAAGAAGACAAACTGCTTATTCATTAGTATTAACCTGATAAGTACATAAGATGGAAGATAGTTTCACAGAAGAGCAGATGATAGAATTTGCTGATTATTGTCGTGATAATGAGTTCATAGGTGTAGTAGGTCTGTATCATTGGAAGCAGAGTAAGAGACAGGAGATCATTGACAAGGTCATACGTGGTGAGTGTACATTTGAAGATGGTAAAGGTAATAGTGACTTTGATAGTAGTGATGGACATTTTGAATTGAATCCTTAATCTAAACTTTATAATATGGTGACCAACAGCAAACAGAGTACTGTAAACAATAAGATCAAGCGTCTTCAGAAACATCTTAAGCGTACTGATCATTTTGATAAGAAAGCTCACAACATTGATCGTAAGATCGATAAGTGTGCGGTCAATGCATTAGCCTTACTTACTAAGTAAGATGTAAAGATATTGCTCTTCGGAGTATTCGTACGCCTTCGGTACGTTAGGATAAACCAGTAATGGTATAAAGTGATGCTCTTGTGGTAAGGGTGTTGCGCAGTGTTTCGGCACTGTCCACTGAAAGGCATTGTACCTCGTACACTGTGGTGGGATAAGTCCTTCAAGGCATCTCAGTAGTGTATATTCCTTGACGAGCAGGGAATTGAGTGTGAAAGCACAATAGGTGGGTATGATGGACATTGGTAGTATAGATCGCCGTCTACAAGCCAATGTCAGTAGAGACTGTGCTGAAGCGTTGTGAGAAATCACGTGTGTTTAAGCATCTCATGCAATGATAGCCTTGGCAGGCATATTATAGAGTGAAGTGACGTCTAAACTCTTCAAAAGAGAGCATGGTGTCATCCTTCTCAGGACTTCACTTATAACCTCGGAACCGCATTAAAAAGAAAGGGCTTCATGCCTTGCTTATTAAGCGAAAAGACACTGAGAAGACCATAGGGTTACAATGACCTTATTCTGCTGTAATATGCAGACATCTGAAGCTCTCAAGGCTGATGATGAGTGGAACAAGTACTATCTGTAGTGAGACGACAGTCTCTTTAGCTCGTAAGGCATGCGGTAAGAACGGGAAACTATATGCTCTGTGGTAATGTGTGCGGGACACTATCCCGTGGTCATGTCGTCTATTGTGTCGTAAGATGCAGTGTGCATGGATTGTCGAAAGACGGTCAGATGATGACATGAAAGGCCAAGTGCTCAACCTTTCAACCTTTTTATTAACCAATTAAAACAAGATCGTTATGCCTGATACATCAACAACCCAATTAGTATTACGTGTTACCATGTACGCTGATGAAATAACAGCGTCAGCAAGAGTATTAACTGCAAAAGAGCCTACTAAGGTACCTTATAATAATGTGACCAAAGCTCTATTGAAGGATAAAGAGTATTCTGTAGTAGCTAAGGTAACACCTCTTCAAGTGACCTTGGAGTATGTAATATCTGAGGATGCTGCAAATATGCTTATTGCATTGAATAATGAAACAAGTGAGTTACAAAAAGCCTTTGCGGGCACAGCAGAAATAACATGAGATATATAATAGTATTACTCAGTGTATTATCCATAGGATGTACAAAGAATATTGTGAAGGACATTGATGTTACTGTTGAAAGACAGTCAGCATTCAGTATAGATCACATACTACTTACCATTGATGCACAGCATAGTGCTTCATTTGGTGAGAATATTGAGCCATTTGTGCTTGATATCATTATTACTGCATTACCTGTTACTGATGTTACCAATGAAGAGCTGTGGTTGTATACTACAAACCTTTATGAGGTCACTGAAACAGTATCAATAAGCTCATCAGAGTTTGTTGCATGTAATGGTAAGATGGTGTATAGTAAAGGACATGCGTTTACGTCCATCATACATACAGAATATCAACGTTTTTACACATTTACTCACGAGATCCGAATAAGATGAGACTGATCAAAGTAATATATCTATGGCTTTTGCCTATACTGAATGTGATATTGATAGCAGTAGCTCTGTTCCCAGAGTATGTGTACGGAGATATTGATGTTAATGAGAGCATGTTACGCATCTTAGCAGGTATGTTGACCATCATATGTCTGTTCCTGTACATTATTGTCAGGAAATATGTCAATTTGATGGAGACACCGTTGTCTTTTGATGATTGGTATGATAGTTATGGAGAGCTCATTGCTATTAAGCATGCAGAGAGTGGTAGAGATAGAGAGCTCGGTTACGATGCTGATCGAGCTTATGAAGATGAGTATGAATATTACTTGACATTCTTCCCAGAGAAGAACAGGTATGACTAAAAAGGAAGAGAATGAGACAGCTTAAAATAGTTAGATCGATCACTAATCGTGAGAACGCATCATTTGATAAGTATTTACAAGAGGTCAGTAAAGAGGAGATGATCAATGCTGAACAAGAGATAGCATTGGCACGTAGGATCAAACAAGGTGATCAAGCAGCTTTAGAGAAGCTGACCAAAGCAAACCTTCGTTTTGTGATATCAGTTGCCAAGCAGTATCAGAATCAGGGATTGAGTCTTCCTGACCTTATCAGTGAGGGAAATGTGGGGATGATGAAAGCAGGGATGCGATTTGATGAAACGAGAGGTTTCAAGTTCATTTCGTATGCTGTATGGTGGATACGTCAATCCATATTACAGGCATTGGCAGAACATGCAAGGGTAGTGCGTCTACCGTTGAATCAGATCGGTTTGTTGAATAAGATCTATAAGATGATCTCTAAATTAGGACAGGAATTAGAACGAGAGCCTTCTATACAAGAGATCGCAGATGCAATGAATATGTCTGAGGATAAGGTAGCAGATGCATTACGTGTCTCAGGACATCAGGTATCATTGGATGCTCCTTTTATACAAGGAGAGGATAATGGTCTCTTAGATGTCATTGAGAATCATGATTCACCTCGTGCTGATGAAGCATTGATGAATGAGTCATTGAACAAAGAGATAGAGCGTGTACTCAGTAAGCTTGATGAGCGTGAAAGGGACATATTAGTGATGTTCTTCGGTATAGGAAGATCTCATGGATGTTCCTTGGATGAAGTGAGTGACGCTTTCAATCTTACGAAAGAGCGTGTTCGTCAGATCAAACTGAGAGCACTTGGGAAGCTGCGTTATACATCGCGCAGTAAACTGTTGAAGCAATTTCTGTAAAAGGTATAGCAGGTGTACATTCTTAGAATATCACAAGAAGTATGACCATGATGTAATTGGTGATAAGGACAAACGAAACATTACAAACTTAATAATAACAAGCATGAAAACTCAATACAAAATAAAGGTAAATTTTTCACAGATTGCGGGAGATAAGAAAGGTCTCATGAACGCAAGTGTGGCAAGAGTGATAGGAACAGATCTTACTGTCTTCCTGGCTGAATGTCTTGAAGGGAAAGTAGATGAGGCGTCAAATAATGTCATCCTAATGGATGATCCTCTTGAGCCTGAGTTGGCAGGGATGATATCACGCACATTCCCTGCATGTGACCTTACTGAAGCGGTTGAAAAGCCTAAGAAGAAGGTAGGTAAAGTGAGAGTAGTGAAGCCTAAAGAGGTTGATCCATTTGAGGGTCTGCCTTTGACAGCTGCTCTTAAGACACAGTTGAGAAAGTTTCAGGCTGACGGTAAGGGTATTGTCAAAATAATTGATCTCGGTGATCCAAAGCCTTGAGTGTTAGTTGGTGAATACCGTATGTGTTATCGTACAGACAGGGGTGTCTGTGCGGTGACCATGCGGATTTTAAATAGTATCAATCAATCTAAAGATCATGACAATATATGATATTCTTGCCATCTTAGCATGGTTAATCGTTGTAATACGACCTCTATGGGTGATGTTTGTAGTGTGGATAGTGTCCAGAGGACCTCATAGTCCTTCAGATGCATTGAAACATAAGGTGATAGAGCTTAAGAGAGGGTTTCCCGCTTGGATGGCTGTTGCTATTACACTGACATATAATTGGTGGACAGTATATTGGACAATAGCGTCCATATATGTACTTGTTTATCATGGACTCATCTCATTCCCATGAAGGTAGTATTACATATCATTTATACATACTGTCTTCCTATCTTGGGAGCAGTATTCGTACTCACGGCAATATTTCCTGAGTATTTTTATCCAGGGATACATGTGAACAGGAGTGCTATGTTGGTAGCAACTCTGATAATGTTCTCATGTACCATAGTGATATCTATCACTATAAGAACAATAATGAATAACCAACAGGACGAAGCTGAACATCCTGAACATAGTAGGCTCTTTATCAAATATAGAAATGATGAAAACAATATTAGGTCTGATTGTCGTTGCGATGATGACATCATGTGGTAGTAGTTACATGACAATAGAAGCAGTGGACGATGGTGAACTCTCATACATTAAACATGGTGTAGTGAGGGGTCTTGTGTTCATAGGTGACACGTTGGTCATCGAACATTATGTGAATGAGCTATCACCACGTGTGAGAACCTCAGTGTATGGATTCTATAAAGATACTGTACCATCAATAGATGTATTAGAGTATACTGACACAGATGGTGCAAAGAGGAAGGATGTGTGGACATATGAACTGGTAACCGTAGTAAATTTTTAACCATGGCGAAAAAGAAAGAGAAGAAGAAGAAACCTCTCATAGATGATGAGAAAAGGATAACCCTGATAGAGGGTGTATCAGTGACCAAGAAGGATCTTGCAGAGAATATAGATCTTACACCTATCAACAGTACAGCGCTTGATCTTAATGTCGATGAAGAGTGCCAACAGTTGCATGACGTATTCAAAATGACCGAAGCAGAATTCGGAGAAATGGTCAAGAAGGTACATGCTGCATTGTTCAGGAACAATATCGTAGGTCCTGCATTGAAACAGGTCATAGCAGCTCAAAGTGATGCAGAGAAGGGTATCCTTGCTGCATATCTTATGGGACGTATCATGGAAGAAATGATCCAGGAGTCACGTAATGCTGCAGAGATGAAGACGATGATGAAAGAAATGCAAGGAGCTCCTCCTATGATGGGATCAATGGGTGGTCCACAAGGAGAAGCATAATGAGTTGGGAGGTAATGTTAACCATAGTATCAGTAGTTCTGGTGCTATGGTTATTACTCCGTCTCATATTCTCAGATAAACACAATGACGAAGGATGTCTTGATAATGAATCCCAACAATACCATGTGTTTACTCTCAAGAGTGCGATGGAAGAATCAACCGAAGCTCAGTGTAAGTTTTGTCAAAAGAAGTTTAAACATTGTAAAAACATCAGAATATTATGAAGGTAGGTATGACAACGAGCCCTGTAACGGGTCAGAAAGTGCTTGTAATGCAAGTGGAACAGCAGAATGAGATCGTAACACGTGACGTAGGTAAGTGTAATCCTGAAAGGGTGCAGCTCTTCGGTGAAGAAGGTAACTGTTACAATTATGTGACACTTGAGAACTATGGTAATCGTTCTTTGATCGAATTAAAGAGGAGAAAGAGGATCAAATAACTACTTTTGTATCTAATATATGGGGGCGACTGGTTTTTGACAGCAACACCTAAGTATAGTAACATGCACGTGAGATGATATCACTAAACACGTATGAAATACGGTATCAAAACGCTTAACTGGCGAAACAAAAGTTGTAAATCTTTTTGACAACGTTCAGAACGTTGTGCAGGAAGTACGTTTGGCAGCGTAAAAATGCTACCCTCATCACTTGTGGTGGGGGACTTATTGTTCAATTGAGTATCTGGCATTAAGAGGAAGTCAGACTAAGCTATTCCTGCATTCACAAATAGTAAGTAACTATATAATGCTTACAACGGGAACACATACTACGGGTAACAATCAAGGATAGGTCGTAGTATGGATGGGTGAGATAAACAAGGCTTAGTTGAACATCGCATTGATTTCCTGTTTTGAATAAAGCAGGTGGTGGAGCCGACCGTTAGGTCAGCCTAAAAGTAAGCATGTATAATTATTATATTGACAGTATTGTTGGACGAGGGTTCGATGCCCTCCGTCTCCACTTTTATAAACAATCTAAAGCTAAACAAATGGGAGCGAATAGAAAGAGAGTAAAGGTACATATGCTGCCTACAGATAAACCAAGCTTCATAGCAAAAGGTAAAATTGATGGGATTTTAGCTCTTAATCATGATCACCCCTTTGATTCTGTACAGTGGCAAAACCAACACCTCTACTTCACAACTTCTGAAAAGATAAAAGAGGGTGACCCTGTGGTATGGAATGATAAAGTAGAAAGGGCAGGGAATAATCAGCTTGGTAGAAAAATCATCGCAACAACTGATCCTAAGTTGATAAAGGATGGAGTTGCTCAAATACC